TAACCGATGGTAATTTTTGACTTATGTAGTCACTGATAGGTTATACTAAACAAATAAACTCCTAATAGAAATTCTGGAAAATTAGACCGACCTAATACAAAATCTGCGATTTTGGATTTTGGGAGTGAGTTCTTGAACTCACGCCCTAATACTCGTGGACTGTGATAGAGTGACCGTTGGAACACTCGTAATAACTTCGGTGTCTATCACAGTGTTTATAGGTTACGTCGGTGTCACCGCACTCGCCACAAACGATATGGTCAACGTCGGTGTCGCCAGCTAACAGTTCTTTGCTTGTCATCTGCATTTCATCTTGGCTCTTCATTGTTATAGTGAGATAACAGTTCGTTTTGGGCCAACGAGGGTTGTTTCCTTGATATTTTTGGGGTTGAGTTCGTGTTGGATTTTGGTCTTTTCCTCGTCACTGATCGACCCATTGACGAAAATCGTTGCGCCGATACAGCGAGCTTCTTTGCCTGTTACGTCTTCGACCGTGCTGATTGATTCAGCGATTTTGGTTAGTGCCATGCAATTCAGTCAACGGGCCATTATGGTATAAACTTTACGGTAGTGGTGAAATTCACTTATGTAGTAACGGCTACAAAGTATTAAATAACTGAAAAAACCTCCTAATAGGATTTCTGGCGTTCAATCAACAAGAGCCGCCGCTTCACGCAACTCGTCGTAGTTGGTTGCCCGACGACCGTCGCCGCCACGATATTTGACAAACACTTCATTATCGTAGCGGTCACTGTCTTCAACAGTCAACCCACCACTTGTCACACTTTTAAACTCTCCATTTTCAACCAAGTCAAGCGCGGCTAAGAAGTCTTCTTGATCAGCACTTCGTTCATCATCGTGGTATTTACCGTACACGGCTACGCGATTACCGTTAAAGTACACATTTTCCTCAACGGTGTCAGCTACAGCCTCTTCAACGATTTCCGTCGTCTTGGTTTTTGAAACCATTGTACTTCACACAATGGGGTACGGGTATAAAAACGTTACTGTATTCGCGTTGGTTATATTATTACGATTATTATAATCCAGATAATTATAGTTTCATTCCTAATCTGATTTCTGGCCTTCAGTGATGTTGGGGCGACATCACCGTTCGTTTGCTCTCAACGGCGTCAGAATACGTCACAAGCCGTTGAGTATATTCCTACGATGATTACCCATTACGAGAATAGAAACGGCGTCAGCGGGCTGTGAGAGGCTTCAGACAAAATTCGTCTCGTCGTCACGGAACTGCACGAAAACCTCATTTTCGTCACAGAAGTCTTTGACGTAGTGGGCGATGACGTACAGCTCTGTTCGGAGCCGCATTTTCCGATTGTGGGTAACTTCTAACCGAACGTGATTCTCTTCGATTAACTCACCACTATCGTCAATCCACCCACCTTCGCCCTCGTAACAACTGTATCCGCCGAAGTGTTCAGCGAGGTGCTGTTTGGCGGCCTCAATAACGTATTTGCTTTCTTCTGGTGGTGTGGGTATGATTATAGTTCCTGTCGGCATACTTCACTGTTATCGTGCTGCCACTTAATAGTGTTGATTCCAGTTAGAGAAAAAGAGAATAGCCTATACTGCAATAGGTAAAACAATCCCACTAACCAACCTACACCCTTACCACACAGCCCCTATAATAGTAATAGTGTTTGTTTCTATAAAAAGGTAACGATACTCCAAAAAACGTATGTAACCAAACGTGGTTACAAGTCTACTGTTGTAGTGTGCTTTTCATCGCAGTGTGGGCAGTCTTGTTGGGAAACGGTGCAGTTGTGTTGGTTGCAGTAATACTGAACCATATCACACCGTTATCACACTACCACTTAACTCTACCGATTAGTGACCCGCCTCGACGTGATAGTTCTCTTCAACGCGGTTGCCACTCGAAAACCACAATGGTTGGCGAAGATGATCAGCGGGGTCGCCAACGTGTTCAACATCTGAAATGAAGTATTGACGACGACCATCGACAACTCGTTCGGTGTAGTCTGACTTTTGTGCTTTGAACAAACCTTGTTCGTGATCAGCTATGAGAATTGTGTCAACGCTCACACTAATTCTCTCAAACACATCGGCGTCCATCGCCCAAAGCTCTTCGCCACCAATACCAACCATGTATTGAACTGCGTACAGTTCGTTTGCTTGCATGTCGAGGCCGTATTTGACAACGACCTTTCCATCATACGTCTCTTGGCGGCCAGTTGCGTTAACTCGCATACCACACAATTAGTCTGTGGGTATAAAAAAGTGTTGTTTATTCTTCAACGCCGTGGACGAACGACCACTCGCCAAGAAGTCCGAACCAAGAACCTCTATTTTCTTCATGTACAGTACACATGTCGGCTGTGTCGCTTACTTTACCACCAGTTGTTGTAGTATCGTACTCTGTTTTAACTATTGCAGCAGCTTCTCTACCACATTGTGGACATGTTTTTGGTATATCAGTGTGGGGGAATGTTGGTTCATTTGAGTCTTGTGGTTTGACAACGTGCGCTTTCTCAACTTTGACAAGTTCGTGTTTGTCGTCGTTAAATTCCATTGGTTCAAATGTCAGTCGGCAATGATCTCCACGCTCGTATGAATCAATGTCTTCTTCAAACATTGATAGGTTTGGGCCACCGAAGTTCTCAGCACCACCGTCAGTGCGACGACTGCGGTCGATACGTGGAATCTTAACGTAGATTGATTTTGGATCAGTGCGTGATGTTGGTGATGCAACTTGTGCCAATAACACTTCTGTTTCATCGCTATCAATGCGGTCAGTTCGTAAGACCATACCACACAATTAGTCTGTGGGTATAAAAAAGTGTTGTTATGCCTACTCTGCAATTTTTTCGGAACCTACGGCTTCCGAATTAATAGTGGATTCTATGAACTCACAACTTGAGAGTTTCAAAGAAACTCTCTTAATAGTTGATTCTACGAATCAACGACGTAATCGCTTTCGTGTGACCACGCAACTTCAAAGGCACGAGCGAGATGGGGCTTGATGAAGTAGCTACACACCAACTTACCACCAAGCCAGAACTCAACAGAAGTTGTTGATTCGCTCGAATCAACTATCGAATGACTCTCTTGAGAGTCAGAGGTTGTGGAATCCGTCTCAAATATCTTCATCTCGTCAAACGTTGCTCGCAGGTCACCACTGCGCAGCCGTTTGAGGTAGTCACCATTTTTGACTTCAATACTATCGGCGTACTTCGTCGGAACGGTAATCCAGTTTGCCATTGCAGTTAGTCTGTTGTTGTACGGGTACTTAACTCTAACGATTCAACGCCACGCACTTACATCTTCCACGTAGCTGCCACGATCAGCAACTACAACTCTATCGCCCGCAAGTGCATCACACGGAGCATCAAAGAGTTTCATCTGGCCGCCGTTAGTCTCCATTGTACAGTATCGACCACTGACATATCCATTGTCACAGTCCATATCGGCATCAGCAAGGTCTTCGGCCTGTGGAATAACGTCAATCGGACAATCACCCACGTCCTCGACGGTTGCACCTACGTTGTTGGCACTCATAAACCCATCTAATTGGACGAGCCGTTCACGCATCTTCTGGATCGCACCACTCTGGTATGGTGATTCCATATGCAACCAATTGTTAGGATGGTATAAATAGGTTTTGGTGTTGTGGTTTCACTTTGAAACCACTTTAGAGATTCGCAGAATCTATTGCAGTACGTGGCGTTGCTTGAACGCCACGACCACCGAATGAGTTTCTGTGAAACTCTGAGTTTTCGGTTGACTATATAAGTAAATTGTTAACCGAAACAGCCCCTAATAGAAATTTAAGCCGAAAACGAAACACTTTTTACTATACAACTGTTTGTTCAAACTGCAATGTCAGACGAGGAACCTACCGTTGACGTTCGTGGACTCGACACAGAAGTAAACGCAAACGATCTGCTTGAAGCGGCCCAAGCTGTTGCCGATGAACCTAATGGTGAAGGTTCTGCACAAAGTGGTGACGTTATTGTTGCTGATGATGGGTATGTTGATGTAGACTGTAATGTTATTCTTGTTGGTGAGTCTGAATCTCGCCTTACTGATACTGAAGCGTTGATTAGTAAGGCAGAAGACGCTATTGATGCCCAACAATCCTTTGAAGACTATGTGAAAGAAAATGCTGACAAGTACGACTTCAAATGTCGAATCGGTAAGAAGGTGAAAAACATTCACGCATCTGGCTTCGGTCATGGGTATGATTATCTTCTTTGCCGTGACTACGGAATGAGTCGAGGTCGGTTTGATTCATTTGACAATGTTGAAGGAATTGAAATTGGATTTATGAAACCAGTTGACGATGGTATCATGTACGGTTTGGACGATGTTCGGGAGTCGTAGAGTCCCAACTATTAGTTGTCAGAGTTTCTGACAACAAGATGTGCGAAACGAGTAACGGTCTAATCTGATTTCTGACTTTTTTATTTAGCATTTTTACTAACCAAAAGTTTTTTATACACCCTAACGTAATAGTGAGACGTAATGCGACTTGAAACAAAAGACAAGTCTGTTCCACGCGATGTAGTGTTGTATGACGAGGCACGTCTAATGGATTTGCGTAACGAGTACGGCGCAGAAACAGAAATCAAACTTAACGTTGAAACGTCGGCCACACTATACGAGATTCGGACGGCAATTCGGTTCTGGACTGATGGACAACGTTCTCACCGCACGTCCGACCGCATTTGGAACCGCTGCAAAGGCGTTCGGCAAGGTATGTACGAACTTGAAGGCGGTGAACTAACTAATGCTTAAAACAAATGTCGTCAACATCAACGGTTGCGAAATAAAAAAACCACGAACAACGAGTGAAAACACTACAGTCCATGTTGAAATAGTAATACAAATTCCAGATGAAGAAATTTATGACAAAGTTGTTATTGATGTGTTTGAGATGAAGCCTGACGGTATTCATCATGTTGAAACACAAGACAAGTACCACTCCGACGACGAGTTTATAAATTTCCCACACACAGAAAGTATTAAAAAAGTTATTGAAAAAACAGGCACGAATAAAGTGTTTTTCAATGACAGAATTGTGGGTGCAGTAGAAGAAACTGAAGACATACAAAACCATGCTTAACGTACCGATGGGTCGTGTGGTGAAGCTACGCTATCGAGATTCATCACCACAGATGGCCGCAGATACGTCAGTGTTTCACGTGTTTTTCCACGCGCCTGATGGTGAGTATTACCATCACGTATTACCGAACAATAGTTGGAGTGTTGAGAATCCAACACTTCAGTTCATGGCACTAAATGACATTCGGCCATCTGACTTTGATGGCACCTCGTTAGACGTTTCTGATCAACACTGGCTTGTTCAATTGGCTGTATCTGGCTACGAGTTCCGTCTCCATCAGAACGCGCTGAGCGGCGGCACAGCGGCCTTAGAAGAAGCCGAGTGGTTTGCCCCTCACGATGGAGAAGAATCCAACAGCGGCCAATCTGAACCGATTGGTGGCGGTTCTGATGACGGTGGCGGCGGTGAGTTCAAGAACTCACGGTCAGGTTCGGAATCTAATTCCGAACAGGGCGGCCAAGTTGGTGTCACACTGGCCGACGAAGAGAGTGACAGTGGGTTCACCGTTGAGGTTAGTGACACGTAGGAACCGAACCTTTTTACGTTAGTATATACTATAACAACATAGGGTTGTGCGGTGGTGGGGCTTTACTCTCGTTGTATAGCTGTTCCATAACTCTTTTTACTTAGAAACTACTAATAACGGTATGGAAGTTGAATACCAACCCATTGACGAGTATGAACATCAAATTGTCACGACTGAAGAAGGAAAGTGTAAATGCGGTAAGAAACACGAATCTGGTGATGTTGTGTGGGGCGGGGTGACTGACCCCCGTGAACTGGTTTCCATTGACCCGTTTGAGTCGGTGAATAATTTGCACTCGCTTTCCGTTGAGTATTCTCGAAGAGAAGACTCTCCCGAATGAGTTTTTAACAGAAACTCAAAGGTTGAGTATAACCACAACGAATAACCGCAACTTTTTTATTGTCGTAACTGGTAGACACTGTTGTAATGGAGACTTACAACACTGTCCTAAACCATGTGGTTCAGCCCCAAACGCCAGACGAACGTGACGAAGCCGATTACACAACGTTGTCGGATTTCCAAGCGTTGTGGATGGCTGAAGCCCTACGCGAGTACGCAAACTACGGCGACCACGACAAAGACGTACAAGCCGACATCGCAATGGCCTACGTGGAGTTCATCAACAAGAAGATTCGAGACGAGGGTCGCCGCAGTGTGAACCTCTATACACATACGGACGTTGCTGTTGAGACGTTGATGGATGCTTTACTCGAATACAAAGAGAGGGTAAGTGTTAACCAGTATTCACGTTCGGTGTGTCAAGAAGTTGAGGACTGTGTTGGTGATCTCTGGATTGATGTATCTGGCGCAGACGAAGCTATGGTTTCAGAATAACGTAACCTTTTTTTACCCCCATACCGTTGATAGCAGTGTATGCAAGCGAACTACACTGACGAAACGGCCTACACCGTTGACAACCTACAAACGTTGTGCAATGCCAATGATGTTGCTCCCGACATCAGTGACGACGAAGCGCAACGACTCGTAGAACTCGCTCAACAACGTGCCAACAACCGTGGCGAAGAGTCTGCTCTCGATGCCGACACCAAAGAGGTGCTAATCGCAACAACATGGAACGGCTATGCAAGTGATAACTTCGGCTACGATGATAACTTGCTGAACAAATTTGCGTTGGGGGAACTCAACGTTGATGTGTCGGCTGGAAAACGGGCTACGTTGTTCAACAATACTGTTGTCGTCCAACAAGGGTGGCTGCAAAGTGGTGATGCACGTCGGACGCAAATTAAACACTACGAGGATGATGATTACGATGGAAGCGACGTTGGCGATCTATGGGTGGCCCATAAGGCGGCTGACTACATTGCCATGTTTGAGTTATCGAGTGAACTAATCCACGGTCAGACCAGTTTGGCTGATGCAGTATGATTGACGAATTGATATATGTGTTGGCAATTGCAGCGACGATAGCCATCTACACAATATTCACAGTGGTAATACTGTTGTTAGTATTCACATGATTAAGGAAATACTGGCTAAATCAGTTACTCATCCCATCAAAACGCTGTCATTGATGGCGTTCGTTGGTGGGTTCGGTATCGGTGTTCGGTACGGACTCTATAACGCACTGTTCGGTGGCGTTTGTGGTGTGTTGTTGACACTCTTAGTGGTGTATGGGAAACCACATCACACTCCGATAGAATAGAAACCTCTCAACCATTCGGTTGATTCGGTGTTTCGGTCATTGAAATAACCGAAAACGAAACCCTTTTTACCCCGTATCTCGTAAGTAAAGGTAGCCAAAGGCCGTTCCGTAGGCTAAGGCGTCAGAACAATGAGTACGGCAACTATCGCGGAAACGGAAGAGGGCGAAGAGGACTTTCAGTACCACCCACAGACAACGCAACATCCATCAACTATCATTGAAGGTAATGTTGTAGATATTGTCACTGGGGCGGATTTGGATGACAATATTGAAAATACGGGTTCTAACTTCGGTGTCATCATCGAGAATCCGACTGTGCCAGAAGGCACCATTTGGCGAAACCGCAACATCCCAGACGGCTTCGAGTCCACATCTGAGTACAACGACACCCTCCGTGTCGCCATTGAAGGCACTGACATCAACTACATTCGCGGGCGTGAGGTCACTGACAGCCTCGTTGAAGAGGCCCGCAGTGCCGTCACCGACGAAGTTGATGGTGAGTGGGGAGAACTCTCCTACGAGGAAGAGAAAGTCGATGGGACGGACTTCAAGGTGGCTGACCCCACCGACCAAGAAGCGTCTGTCCAAGAGATTAACGGCAACACCCTCGGCATCGACGTGAGTGGTGGCGTCTTCGAGTCCGAAGAGGTTGAGGAGCTATCGGACACCATTATGGTGTGGTACGGCGGTATGGCAGGCCAGTTCCTTTCGCGGGCACTGGACTTCAACGGACTGCCGTTCGCCCGCTACACCGACGACGGCTATTTGATGAAGGGGCTGTATCAGGCCCCAATCGGCTGGCGTGGCGATGCCGACGTTGATCAGTTCGACAACGTTCCTTCGACCAACCGTAAAGAACTCGCTACTGACCTCGGTCGCCCGCCGCGTGTGGCGCGTCCCCCGCTACTCCGAGACGATATTGATGACCGAGTTGCCATTGACCTTGGACGACTCAACGGTGGTGACATGTACGAAATCCACGCCATTCGTGCCCTCGATGACTACAGTGGCTACCTCAACGACGACGAAGAGGCCGACGAACTTGACATGCGGTACGACAACGCTCCAGAAGAGCGGCTCGCTGAAGAGTTTGACAACCCCGACGAGATTTACACACTCTACACGGGTGAGGGCTGGCAAGACACTCCCGACAACGCCCAAAACGTCACTGACGACAGTGGCGAAGACGGTGGTGGGTCGTTCAACGTTGATGTCTCTGATGATGACAGCGGTGGTGTTGATCACCCGACTGATGGTGAGGTGCAGTTCGCTGAGATGGTTGCCGAACAGATTGCTGGCACTGGTGCCGACCCCCGTGAGGACATCTTCAACGCTGCTGGCAATGACGTTGATCTTGAAGGGCTTATCGGTGCCAACTCTGGTAACTTTGAGGTAACGCCCGACGTTGATGCGATTACTGAAGCGGTGTTTGAGCGGGTTGAACACCTCTCTACGTCCGATCTCTAACGTAGGCGGTTAGATAGGTTTCTTTTTTTTTGACATAACGTTATTACTGTCACGAATACCGTTAGACTTTTTACTACGGACACTTTTGTTGGAACTGCAATGGGAGACATCAACCACGACGAAAACGCAATTCGTGACGCAGTGGACGTATCAGTATACACAGTGAACAAGGGGTATGGGTACTTTGACGTAGCTGGAAAAGTCACCGCTGGAACGTTTAGAAACTTACGTGATATGGGATACAACGTTACTGGTGTTGGCGATCTCTACAAAACTGACCCCAACTACACTGGTGGCGACACTCGCATCTGGATTGAACAAATTGACGATAGTGAAGACACTGAAGAGCTACCAGAGTTTGCTCGCAACCACTTGCTTGACATGCTCAACGACGAGATTGATGCTGACACGAAGAACGCAATTCTGTCGGTGTTTGAGACACTCGACTACGACGTTGAGCGGAAGTACACTCTCGATTAACTTCGTTACTTTTTTATAGCGGTGGTGCGTTGACCCATTTGTAATGACGCACAAACACGAGTTCATTGCCAGAGACGATGATGATGGCTGGCTCTACGAAGATGGCGCGGTTCACATCATTGCCGAGTGTGACTACGCTGAAGTAACGTCGGCACAACATTCAGAAAAACACGACGAGACGTTCTACGGCTATGGTGCTGAGTGTGAGGCGTCACGCACCTACCGCTTCGATCTCACCACCATCGAGGCCGCCCACCGTACTGAAGACACTGAGTTCACAGCGACGATTACAGAGTCGTTCAGCGAAGTTATTGAGCTATACGACCAATGCCCCTCGTTCGTTGAAGAAATTGAAGAGGCGGCCTGTGAGCGGCTTACAGAGGGGGCTATTGTTGACTTTCTTGACCGCGAACACGTTGATGAATCGTCTCATATGGTTGAGATAGAATACGATGGACAGCCGTTCTACCTCACTTACGAACTTAGTGGCGTTTCAGAGGATTACTAACGCAAACTTTTTACGTAGCAGTCTACTTTGTTAGACTGCAATGACAGTAATTACAGTAAGCGGGTGTTACGGCACTGGAACATCAACAGCCGCCGAACACATCGCTGACTATTACGAATCGGAGTACGGCGAGACGACTAACGTCGTTGACATTCGTGACTACATCAAGTCCCGCTACGAGATTGTCAATAAAACCGACATCGCCAATTGGGAAACGTATCGAGAGTGGGCACAGATAGTCCGTTCAAAATACGACGACGGCGTGTTTGCCTCACGAATTGCAGAAACGTGGGACATTGAACACGCCAACCTCGTCGTGTGTGGACTAAACTCACCAAAACAAGTACAGAACTTGAATTGGTATTTCAACGGCGCGGAAAACATCAGTATGTGGACACTACCAGACGTTCGATACGAACGAATGTATGGCAAGAAACCACATGCTGAAGACAAACAATGGCCGTTGTTTAAGGAGCGACAACAGTTTGAAGTAAACGAACGTAACAGTGTAGAACTGTTGTGTAATGAGTCCTATTATGACTTTATCTTACAGAACAACGGAGATGAAAACATGCTCCAAGCTCGATCAGAAACCATTGTTGACGCCATTGTAAACGACGACAAGACGTGTTACTTGCGGAACAATCCGTTTCCATCAAAAGAAGAAACAATGGTGAAACAGTACATATGATTAGAGAACTACAAGAGACGCCGCTGATTTGGTACATTGTCGCACTGCTGTTTGGTGTCTATGCGCTCGGATATGTTATTTTTCTGATTCAAACGTTGCTGTAGAAGCGTAACTCTTTTTGCTATAGGTTGTTTATTTATTTTTGTATGTCAGACCATACAATTGAGAAAACTGCTGAGATTCCAACAGAAGAAGTGTTTTTGGACGAGGCTGTTGACGACGACCGCCGTAGTGTATATGAACGCTGGACTGATGTTGAGTCAGTTGCGAGCGATGTTGTCATTGCGACTCCAGTAAAGGGCGGAGCGTGGAAACGTGCTGACTTTCTTGACCTGAAAAATAGTCAGTGGTGCGTTTCCAACGTTTCTAACGGGGAACACGGGCCAGAAGTTGAGTTCGTTCGAGAATAGTAAGGCTTTTTACCCACCAACGACTACGTTGGGGCACAGATGGCATTTGAGATAGAGGTTGATGACAAAACATCACCAGACTATAGTGTAGCTGATAACATCGCTGAAAACTTGGTTGACGTGATTCGGAGCGAAATGATCGGTAATGAATCGCAATTCCTTGCGGTCAATGCGGCCTATTCCAGTGGATTATCAATAGAACCAGACGAGTACATTCAACTTGTTGTGAAGGGTAAAAGCGGTGAGGGCAAGACAGAGGTCAAACAAAATGTTGATGGTGTTTGGCCGAAACACTGGCTGCTTCGCACTGGTTCCACATCTGACATGGGGATGGTTGATGCAGATATGTGGGATGAAAAATACATCGGTGCCTTTGCAGAGTTCCAACAGATGCAAGGCAAGATGTTGGAAATGGTTAAGTCCAGTAGCGGTGACGATGCAAACGAAGATGGTGTTGGCTTTACCCACACTCGGAACGTTGATGATGGTGATGGTGGTCGGGAGGGTAAAGAAATTGAAAAACAGGCAATGCCAACGGTGTTCTTGTTTGCTGATGAAAACAACTCAGAAATTCCAAAAGAACTCCGTACACGGCAGATGGAGATTCGGGTGGAGTCTGATCAAGACATTAATCGGGCTGTGGCGAAGACGATGGCCGACCACAAAGAAGTTGAAGTAAAGGATAGAGATTACGAATACAACTTCAACTTTGATGATGGCAAAGATGCTGTTCGTAATCATATCAGTAATATTCCACGACCACTTGACCCACTGTGGGATGAAGACCCCAAAAACGGCTATTCGTATCCAGTGGTAATACCCCACGACGAGGATATTGAGTGGCCTGTAAGCGTCACTGACAACGATACGTATGGGTGGGACTGTTTCAAAGTGGTTGATGACATTCTTAGCTACAAGAAAACACAGTCGAAACGTGGTGCCAAAGCGATATTTAACCACATTCGGGCGTGGACGCGGCTGAACTACCACAATCGAGAGACAATGGAAATCAATGGCGTCACTCACTACGTCGCTGATCCACAAGACGTGGGTAACGTTCTCGCTTACCGCGATCTACTGTTGGCCGTCACCCACGACATGAACGAACAGAAACTTGCTGTCATTGAGGCCCTTACAGATGACATCAATGGTGTCGGTGGAATGGGGCCGAATGGCGGTATGCAGGCCACGCATATGGACATTCGTGAATACATTGACGAATATGCCAACATTACAACACCGTCAAAATCCCAACTAACCAACCAACGAGACAACGGCATTCTCGACCAGATGGAAGAGGATTACCTCATTGAAGTCCACGAAGGAGAAGGGCCGAACGGTGCCCACCTCTATGAGTTCCTCGGCGGCAACACCTTCGGCCACCCGAACTTAGCGATCTACGAGGAGCTCTTCAGTGATGTGACAGACCCCATTCGTGACCAGCCGATTGCTGAGACGGTTGCCGACATGCGTGAAGAACTTAGTGGCACCACCGTTGATGACCTAATGGGCGATGACCCCATTGATGCTGGCGAACCGTCATCTGGCTCAGACGACGCTGAGGGCGGCCTCAGTGCGTTTGGTTCTGATGATGGTGGTGAGGACGTGGAGTGGACAGAAGTCGATCAGCGCGTCTGTGAGAGCCTTCAAGACGCCATTGACGACTGTCGGACAACGCCCGAAGACATTGACTCACTCGGCTTGACTCACATGCTCGGCATTAGTCCGATTGAATACTACACCGACGACAGAGGGCTGCGATACGTGCGTGCTGAACGACCACGAGACTCCGAAGACATCACCAACACGATTCTCGATGCGTCGAATCCACTATGGGGTGATGTATCAAACGGCCAAGTGGAGAGTAAGATAGAGAACTCGGTTGCGAAGCTGCGTAAACACGAAGTGTTCCAAGTCGATGATGAAGGGCAGAAAGATGGGCACAAATATCTGCTTGTAGAGGACTTGAAATAGATTACAGACACTACTAATAGTACACCCAATGTCACACCTAAACCAATGTCCTGACTGTGGTGCAGAGCTATGTCAAATGGAAGGCTGTGTCCGATGCGTTGCTGGATGCGGCTTCTCGCTTTGCGGATAAAAGCTTTTATACCTTTTCATACATTAATAATAGTATGGGTAAAGAAGTTTGTCCAAAGTGTGGTGGAAAGTACAAAGGTTTGGCCCAACATTGGGCACGTTCTTCATCTTGTGAATATCCACCGCTTTCAGAAAAACAAAAAGAAATAGCTACGGGTTTATTGATGGGTGATGGGAACGTTTATCTCACACCATCAAACACGGGTAAAATACGGTGTATAATGGTAGCAAAACAATATCTTGAATATCTATACGATTCTTTTGATATTGTTTCAAGTAAGGTCTCTATTTCAAAAACGGCTGAAGAAAAAGCGAAAGAAAACAGGGATAGTGGTTTCAGCCCAAATGCAAAAGAAGAAAACTATCAAGATCAATATATTTGGGAGTCAAAAACACACCCATACTTTACTAATCTACATAACTGGTATAAAAGTGGTGAGAAGATATGGCCTGATAACATACAATTAACACCAACTGTATTGAAACACTGGTATGTAGGGGATGGTTGCGCTAATTATAAATCAGGAAGTAACTATATAACAATATCTGCTTTCAATGAGTCAGAGAATGGAGAAAAAGTAAAAAAGTATTTTGTAGATTCGGGTTTGCCTAAACCTTCACTCACTCATTATGAGAGAGATTTTGGAGAAGGTATGGTTCTGAGGTTTTCAGTTGATGATTCAGAAAAATTATGGGAATATATGGGAGAACCGTTAGACGGGTTTGAATATAAGTGGCCTGAAAAGTATAGGTGATGTAGTGCTGGCTGTGGCTTCTCACTCTGCTGAGAAGCCCCTAATTCTAATTCTGCGATTTTAGTCGGAATATTTATAAGCCAGTAGTTCCTACTAAAGTTTGTAATGTCGGAACTAACGTTAACAGAGATGTTTGAGTTTGTTGATGAAAAAGTCCAGTACGAAGACGAAGAGTTCGATGGTGAAATACCCAATCATGGTGCAGAACTCCTTGTGAACACCGCTTCGGATTTGCTTCAGACACTTGTCAATTGTCGTGTCGCTGAGGCCGAAGACACTGACTACAGTCCAGACAAACAGAAAATGCTGACCAAAGACGCTGTTGATGTGTTGCTTGCGTTGGGGTCTCTCCGAAGTGAATATGATCTCGACATTGCTGAAGCGTTTGAACAGCGGATGGACGACATTGAAAAATACGAACAACTTGAGGAAGAAATGGAAGATGCGGAAACAGTTGACGAGCGGATGGAGGTGTTAGACGAACATCTCGATGAAAGTGAGATTGCTAACATGATGGCGGGTGCTAATCCAATGACTGAAGAGTACGATCACGAAGAAAGCGGTAGAGGTTTCCAATAGTTTTTTATAGCTTCGACTGCTAATGTATTTTGATGGCAGACGATACTGACCAAATCACAGAACAGCTTGAGAACAGCGGCGCAATTGGTGAAGTTTCTGACGAGGCTGAAGACGAGGACACTATTGTTGAAACACTTGACGAGAAAAAAGAGTACGACGAAACACCAGTTGGAAGTGATGATGAATGATTGAAGTAAACCCGCTAACGTATTACACGCTGTTGTTCTTCGCTGGTGCTGGATTGGGGTTCTTCATTAACACATTTGTTGAACAGCTGTTAGAATGAACCAAACTGATATAAAAGTTGGTGATAAATACGGACTTGATGAATTGCCCGAAAACCAAATGAATAAATCTGGCAAACTTGAGTGGGTTAGCGATGATGTGTTGGCATTAGCGCACGATGGAAAACTGTACGAATTTACAATGGCCGTTGAGTGCGAATGTGTGATGAATGTCAGTGAAGAAGACGGTTCAGTAGAGGTTCTTGAGGGAGAGCGTCAATGAACCAAACTGAACTGCTAAACGACGTTAGTGAGACAGTTGCCGACAAGAACGACGATTATGGTAACAGTTGGGAGAAAACTGCTGTAATCAAACGTATCATTGCAGACGAAGATGGCCCACAGACGATTACACTGAGTCGAGACAACATTGATGGACGTGTTGTTGTGGGTGAAAACAGTGGTGAAAAAATAGTCCGTGTTCGTGTTCCAGAAAAATTTTTCAACGAAACCAACGAAGTAGAGTTTGTTCAACTATCTGACACACCCCAAACAACGTCACTGTTTGAGGAAACGTTTGATGGTGTATTTAATCGTTTACTTGATAAGGTTGTTAGATCGTATTATCTTACTATGGTTAAGAGTGATGTATCAGTTGAAAATGAGACAGTTTTAGACTCACTTAAAGATTTAATCGGATATACAAGTCTGCTTGCGTCACTCTTTTCTAAAGAAAAGTAACTTTTTTATATTTCTATCTGTTAATTATTACATGGTCAAGTGTCCTGAATGTGGTGACAAGTATAAGCGCATTGGTATGCACTGGAATGGTTCACCTTCACATAGACCAAAACTCACGCAAAAACAGATTGAAATAACAACTGGCGTTCTTATGGGTGATGGTTGGATTAATAAAAATGGTAAGAATAAACGTCTCATGGTGGAAATGATTAGTCCAAACTATCTTGAATATTTAGATAATGTTTTTGGTTGTTTATCTACTGGTGTTTCATTAGAACAAACTGCTGCTGAAAGTGTTAAAATGAATAAGAAAAACGGTTTTAGACCGAACGCAAAAGAGGAAAATTACTCTGACATATTTATTTGGAGAACAAGGTCACATCCGAAATTTAATCAGTTCCGTGAATGGTATGAGAGCGGTAAAAAAGTGTGGCCCGAAGATATAGAATTAACTCCAACAGTGTTGAAACACTGGTATGTTGGAGATGGGTGTTATGAAAAAGATGGTAGAAGAATATCAATAGGAATTTCTAATGAAATAGAAAATACAGAAAAAATTTCAAAATATTTTACTGACCTTGGTTTGCCAGAACCATCAAACTACGACATACGAGAAAATAATTACTCTGGATATGGTATTGTTTATTGGACAGTAGAAGACTCACCAAAACTATGGGACTACATGGGTGAACCGTTACCAGACTTTGAATATAAGTGGCCCGAAGAGTACCGATAGTCTTTTATTGCTCTAATCCGTAATAATTCTGTATGGAAGTTACGACAAGCGGTTTATACGACGACTTTGGTAGAGAAGAAGCTATCAATCGACTACCAGAGATTGAGGACATTAGCGATTCTGAACTCCGTGAGATGACCATTGGGGCCGTTAGAGATTTCCCATCGTACTTTTGGACGGCACGGGCGGCTAAGCGACACCACCCGCCTGAACACCGACAACGACATGGATTGTGGCTTCACGTCAAACGAACCTGCACAACGTTTGAGCGAATCACACAGTCGATGGTAAATCAGGGCCATTTATCGTGGGAAGAAATTGATTGTGGTCGATCAGCGTGCATCCTCCACGAGATGTTTAAATACGGCCACCCCCCAACGTCGGTTGTTGAACCAGTAAATAATGCTGGACTCGTCGCTGCAAACTGGCTTCGGAAAAACACTGAACTGCCAAATAACGTGACTGATGCGGTTGAATCACATGGTGGGCCGTGGTATGCTGGTTCTCAACCAACGTCACACCTATCACAAATGGTTCACGTTGCTGATCTCTATGCATCTGACACGAACAACCACGTAGCTGTCAAAGACCTACATCCAGTCCTCGAAGATGCGTTTCCACGGGTCGATGAACGATGACACGAGAGTTCCTACAGTGGTTAAACAAACAAGACGACTATTGGATTGAAGACAAAACAGTAGAAAAGAAGTTTCCAAAACTCGACATTGAAATGGTTGGTGTAACGAAAAAAAATGAACGAGGAGGGAAATTTGGAAACGCCCAAACCAGACTGGCGTCAGGCAGTAAAGTATGGAGGCGTACTTGACTGATGATTCACGAGTTTGACCACTACCAAGACCGAACGGAAGAGACTGCAATTTATCCAGATGGCGAGGCTGTTGGCTACCTCGCATTGGGGCTGAACGGCGAAGCTGGTGAAGTTGCAGAAAAGGTAAAGAAACACAAACGTGGCGACGACATTGATCTCACTGAACTTGAAAATGAGTTGGGTGATGTGTTGTGGTATCTCACTCGACTGGCCGACGAACTTGACATTCGTCTGAACGAGGTCGCTGATGCCAACTTAGATAAGTTGTTTGACCGACAAGAACGAGACGTGCTGCAAGGCAGCGGTGACGAACGATGATTGATGAAAACACCAACTATATTGAGATCAATTCAGAACCGTTCAGCGGCGTCACGTGGGAAGTCATTGACCACACGACCCAATCCATTGGTATAGGCACAATATCCGTCGTTGTGGCTTCTAAGGAAGCCACTATTGAGTCGGAATCCGTAGGTTCCGACGAAACAACGGCATCTGAGGCGACTGAGGACGACTCACTAATCACGCTGAAATGGCTGCAAGGCAACGACACTGTAAATATTGAGGAAGTGAACGGAACTGCTGAAGAAGACGTTAGTCTGGACGACATCACTGCACTACAATGATAAAACTAATAGCGTTTTACACGTTAACAACAGTTTTTGGTGTGTTGTTAATCCCACCGACTTTAGGCCTTTTTTATAAATACTTTGATCCGTTAATGGAGAAGTATTTAGATTACATTGACTTCTGGATAGACAAGTTTGAGTAGTTAACCCAAACACTTTTATTCTTCAGTGACGTTTGTTAGGCTGTAATGGACAACATTAGTCAGTACGACTCCATTGAACACTTTGGCGATTGGTTCACAGTCACAAACCACAAAACAGTTGAACTGAACAACACTATAGCCCACGTAGCTGCCGACAACCGTGCCGAACTCGGTATTCGATTCGTGTGGCGCGAAGATGCCGACGTTGTTACTGTGTTTATGATAGGCGACAAAATCCACCAACACGAAAAGTACGACAAAGATAGCTTCAGTGTCCACACAGAGTACAAACGAAACCAAACAGATTACGATTTCCCACAACATTGGCGAGAAATGAGTGACAAAGAAAAGTCGGAGTGGATGTCGCATGATCGTGCGGCCAACCAAGCGGCTAATCAAGATACTCCGTGGGGTCGGGGATTTGAACAACGGCGTGACGAGGCCGAACGCACGTCGTCAGAACAGTACCGTCACGATGACGACGAAACGTTTAACTAACGGTAGTGCGTAAGTGTAAGTGCGTCTGCCCGAACGCCATTGCCGCCGCACTTAGAGGTGGTAAAAAGGGCGAAAAGACCCATCGGGAACGTAAAATACGCGGTTGCCCACGCCGCAGAGAAACGTGGTACAAATTCCAAATTTTTTTATACTCCCACCACCTAACACAAGTGCATGGGAGAGAAAACGGTTCCAGTACCCATCGACCTACGGACACACGAACGTAGTCAGCTACGTGAGTTTGTCCCGATGCTCATTGATGGGTACAGCGAACACGCAACTGAGAAAAACAACTTCGATGAACGAGTCGAAGAGCTTGAAGACATCCACACAGTTGTTGAGGGCTTGGAAGACAGTGACGAACGGTTGTTCCTTGAATCAGACAAATGGACAACGCTGCTGTCCTCGCTCACCCGACTGCACAATGGCACGTTCAACCGTGCTGCATGGCTCCAAAAGAAACTGTATCGGCGGCTTGAAGACCGACTTGAGGAACTCAACTAACAATGACAACACTAACAGTAGTCACATTTGAACCGCGCACACTCGGATTTTACATTGATGGCGAGCTTGACGGTCGTGGTGAATCATACATGGAGGGTCAAATCCTCCGTGATTACATTGAGAGCGGCCAAGAGTTTGATGAAACTTCAACAAGGCATTACGATTTCGACGGTTGGGATGGGATGCCCGATACGCTTGAAGAATGTGAAGAGATGTACGGTGATGACTGAAAATGGTTTACTATCGCAACAAACAACTGGCACGAGCGTTGAACGGTGTAGAAAGCGGAGACGAGATCAGTGCAAACATCGGTGGCGACACCTATCGTGGCGTTGTCACTACCGTTTTCGAGGACGAGGTGCTTGAAGACAACACACCAGTAGAGTTGGAACTCGACGCACTTGAGGAAGGCTGTATCAACATCGCCGTTGAGTACGTTGGTGACGACGAACCGTTTGGCATTGACAACAGCGATGACGATTACGTGGTCTACGCGGTTGTTGGCGATGGAGACGAACAAGATGTAAACGCAGTAATCAATTGGGAAGACGAGGTTTCTGCACCAGACATCACGATCACTGAACTGGAAGACGACGAACTTGCGGAACTCCAACCCGAATTTGAGGCCGCAGTCAGTAACATTGAGCGAGGTCTTACTGAACTCCAAGAGATGCGGTCAGCGTATAGTGGTTTCCTCACTGGACAACTAACGATGGCTGAAGTTGAAGACCGTATGGAAGAACTAACACTTGAGAGCGGTGGGAAACTGGTTTTGGATGAAGGACTATAATAATGATTGATCAACTAACAAACCCGACAGTCATTGCAGTTGGAACAGCGGGATTGGCACTTGCGTCGGCAGCCGTCTACAGTTACTTCACTGGTAACAAGGCGTCTGTTGACGTTGATAACGACGGTGAAGATGAAGTGACGTTCGGAGGTGAAGATAAAGAGATTGAAATGGTGCAGAGTATTGATGGGGGTTTTCCTAAACGTGTAGACGACGATGAGCCTGCAACGTCACCAGAAGAAGCTGTTGAGAAGAACTCTTCTGCTGAAGAAGTGTTCAACGCAACTGAAAAAACTGAAGGAGAAACGCTGCTTGATGTGAAGGGAGTTGGGCCGTCTTTGGGTCAAACACTTGAACAAAACGGCATCTACAACGCTGACGACTTACGTGAGGCCAGCGATGACGAACTGCTTGAAGTGAGCGGCATTGGCCCATCGAAGTTGAAAACCATTCGCAACGACTTGTAGATCGGTTCGTAACTTTTTTATTGCGGAGCAGTGTAGTAAGTGTTGTGAATAAGATAACAGACGAGGTGTGGTTGACAGATATAGACACCGTGAGGTTCGCTGATAAGTCACAGTTTGATCAGATACTTACAGTCTGTCAAGACTGTATTTACGACAATGTGAGTGAAGACACAGAGTACCACTGCTTCAACATTGCTGATGATGAAGAGAGTGCAGAAAATTGGGGCGGCAGCTACCATTATGAGACGTTTGAGAAAGCGGCTCTAACGCTGCTGAGAGGCCTGCAAGACGATTCAATTTCTGCAAGCCTCATACATTGTCACAAAGGTAGAAACCGATCTGTAGCCGTCTGCGCGGCTGCAATGGGCTGCTATTACGACATCACCTATGGTGAGGCATACGAGCGGATTCGAGAGGCCAGAAGTATCGCAAATCCAAATTACATTATGCAACAACATGCAGTGCGGTTCATTACAGAACATTCGTAACTCTTTTACGTAGCCGCCTACTAACACACTTGTATGATTTCAATAGCTGACGTGGTTGAGTGGATTGGTGCGGCAATAATCAGTTCTGTTGTTGGTTGGGCAACAGAACCAAAATGGGGCATCACGTTATTTGGTGTGTATATTGGGATCGTTTTTATTTCAGTCGCGTTTCAAATGCAACATTACTAACGTAACTCTTTTATGCTGCTGTCTTCTATTAGCAGTCATGAGTGGCCTAAACGAGTTTGTTGAGGTAGACGACTCAACAGAGTACCACCTTTTCAACATAGAGTACACAGAAGAATTTGGTAAATCAGTCGTTCATCTATTTTGTCGTGACAAAGATAATCAGAAACACCACATTGAGGTGGAAGGTCATCGACCATCGTTCTACATCAGCGAAGACGCCTACAGTAAACGTGTCAAAAACCACGATTGGGTTGTGGATGCTGAACGTGGCTATGAATCCATCCACGGCAAGCCGCTAATCAGAATTTTTGCCCAACTCCCGAAACACATTGGCGGTGACGACAACCGTAAAGGCCTTCGAGATCACTTTGAGAAAACCTACGAGGCCGATGTGTTCTACAACAGTCGGTTCCTCATTGACAGTGGTATCAAAACCCACTTCAGCGTTCCAGACGACTCCCACAAATCTGCTTCAAAAGGCGAATTTCGTGTAGAGTACAGTGACATTGAGCCTGTCGATGCCGATTGGCGTGCCACACCACGGATGATCACCATTGACATCGAGGTATTGTCACCAGACGGCTTCCCCGAACCACAGTCGGCTGAACAGCCCGTTACTGCAATAACCGCCCATGACAACCACACTGACGAGTATAGTGTATGGGTACTCCGCTGTGATAGCTGGAACCTAAGCGACACGGAAGTAAAAAACAAAGCTGTAGAGAGCCGTCCAAACCACAAGCGTATCGACGCAGTAGAGGTCTACGAAGATGAAACACGCATGTTGGATGATTTCAACAACTACGTGAGTGACATGCGTCCAGACCTACTCAGTGGGTGGAACTCCTCTGCGTCGGATATGGGACAAGGGTTCGATTACCCATATCTTATCCACCGCTGTCAGAAATGCAACGTGTCTTCCTACATTGACTGGTCGCCACTTGAACAAGTGTGGGACGGCAGTTGGGGGCCGACAGCCAAAGGCGTTGGGTTCTTTGACATGTTGAAAGGCTACAAAAAGACCCAATGGAGTAAGCCGAAAGGCGGCTACGGCCTTGAAAATATTGCTCAAAAAGAGTGTCACTACGGCAAAGAAGACATTGACGACATTGACAAGGCGTGGAAGAACGATGTCGGGACGTTCCTCAAGTACAACATCCGTGACGTGTCGGCAGTGTTGGACATAAATGAGAGTGCGGAAGTGCTTGATTTGTTCCAGAATATTCGGAAACTTACTGGCGTCCAGTTCGAGAACGTCCATAATCCGATTGACATGCTTGACCCCTACATCATTCGGATTGCCAACGAACGTAATATGGCACTACCGACCAACGAGACGCCAGAACGCTCGTGGTTTTACGGCGGTCACGTCTTCACACCGAAGTTTGGACGCCATGAAAATGCTGTCTACCCCGACGTGTGGAGTGAATACCCCAACGGGATTCGGACGTGCAACATTTCCCCAGAGACGGCTGTGGGTACGAAAGAGGACTTAGAAGACTCACAGTACACTGAAGACGACTGTGTGTGGTCATACGTCGATACCCGCAAGGACGCGATTAAAAAAGAAGACAGTCCAGAGTACGAGAAATATTACTATGTGAAACCAGAGATCGAGCGTGGGTTTATGCCAGAAGTCGTTGACATGCTGATGGGCCTCAAAGACGACTATAGCGGCACAGAACTCTATGGGCCAGTCAAAATTGTTGTCAATGCAGTGTGGGGTGTGTTGGGCGATGCAGACTCCTACGGCAAAGGATACAGACTTTTTGACTGGCGATTAGGCGAGTCGGTGACGCTGTTCGGACGGAAGATGATTCAATACTCGGCTGAAGAGTATGTCAACAATTTGAATGTACTCAAAGACGAGTATGGGCACGACGGTCAGAACGCCTATCAAGTCGGTGGAGACACAGACTCGGTTATGAGTTCAGTACCTTACGTGGACGCTACTGACCGCAGCGGCCAACAAAAGGTCGTCAACATCGCACAAGAGGCCTGTGAGATGGTGAACGACTCTTACGACGAGTTCGCCAGCGAGACGTTCAATGCCACTGGTGACTACATGGAACTTGAAATTGAGTCCTACTCACCATACCTCTTTGTACCAGAACCCAAGACAGCTAGTGCAGAAGGGAAGAAACGATATGCCCAAATCACTGCGTGGGAAGAAGGTGAGTGGTACGATGAACCCGAGTTCAGTGCCACTGGCATTGACATTGTGCGGTCTGATAGGGCAGAAGTAACCCGTGACGTGGCTGAAGACGTTATCGACACAATTCTTCGCACCGATGACCGCTCAAAGGTGCGTGAGAAAGTGTATGAACGTCTGAACACCGTCGTAACAGACATCAAAAACGGAAACGTGGAGAAGGCACGTTTGGCCCGTCCCAAAGGCATGGGACAACCACCAGAGGAATATGGTTCGCTGTCTAACACACCCCAACCAACCTATCGAGGTGCGAAGTATGCCAACCAACACTTTGAGTGGGAGAACATGGATGAAGGCTCAAAACCCGCATTGCTCTACATTGACAAAGTTCGTGGGGATTACCCACGCACGTACACTGCTGACACCAGAGAGGGCGGAAAGAAGGTTGATGCAGTCGCCTTAGAAGAGCCTAACAAGTTGCCAGAGGCGTTTACAATCGACTACGACAAGATGGTTGAGAAAGTAGTTGAAGACCCTCTCAACCCAATTCTGGCCGCTATGGGTTGGTCTGTGGATGAAGCTCTGGCAGATAGTTCGCAAGGTGAGCTGAGTCGTTTCATGTAACACGAGACGCAACGTTTTTATATATGAGTTGCCTATTGTGATACACGATGATAGTGTTCCCAATCAAAGTGCCGATTCCACTCCCAACACGATGACGAAGATTACTGAAATAGAAATGTATGGAGAACCGTGTGAAGTTGAGTACGTAACCAGTCCAACTACGTTTGTCAACTGCATGAAAAGTGTTGTTGTTGAAACAACAGAAATGAAACAGAGCGAAGTAGAGTTGATGCCAGTTTCAACTGTGCTTGAACTCGGTACAGAAATTCTGCAATCGTTTGACGAAACTGAGTGGGAATAATGGAAGAGACAAACATCAGTCCAGAGACGTTGAAACGGCCTGACTGGAACAGTCTTAAAGCGAATTACACACTTCATGACATCGCAGAGGCCTACTTCAAAGGCCGTGTAAATCAAATCGGGCTTCACACCGAACAATGGGGCATCGACATGAGAGGTAACGATGAAAACCTCATATTCGACAACAAAATGGACTTGCGGTTGTGGGAACCGAAAGGCACCCAAGACGAGCCAGACAACTGGCCTGACTCTCGTCAGTGTGATTCTTACTACGCTAACGGACAGTGGTGGTTGCTCCGTTCGTTAGTTGATGTAAAATCAAAGTCCTCACAAAGCTGGATGGGCAAGATGAACCTACGCCATCTTGTCAATTATGCTGAATGGGCACGACGGTACGATGTACCAGTTTTTGTGTATTTCACCATCGTTGACACCGACAGCGAGACTGTTGGTGATGAAAACGTCCTAATCCCAATTGAGCCCTTTGAAAGATTGGACGAGTATCTGGAACACTTCAACAGGAATACAAACAACCACATCGAGTGGCGTGACATTGTTGACGACTGTGATAGGGTAACAAGTACATTCAAGTACCGAGATGGCAATGCGGTAATCGAGTTTGATGAAGAGTATTATGAGAACTTTGACTGGTTTGTGGAGAACGTACTATGAGTGACGACACACACGCATATTGCCGTTGGTACGGGCATCAGTGGACAAAAAGTGACTTACTCACTGCACGACAGAAGAAAGGGTATCGGATTGATGTGTGCAAGCGGTGTGATAAGGCCCGACGAGTGTGGGAGGGGTAAATATGCCGTGGATAAAAGGCGGGCCAACGCTTGAAAAGTACCCTAACGGACATGTTGAACGGATGCTAACTAATCCAGACACAAGCGGTGTTAAACGTAAATGTCCTCGGTGTGGTAGAGTATTCCACTAACTAAGAAATTGCGTTTTCAGAAATCGTAAGTCTTTTTTGCGGGTGGTTCGTAACTGTAGTAGAATGGGAAAAGGCAAACGTTTTGAGTTGTCGTTAAAGAACAACATTAATACCAACACCGACAGAGCGGTAAAGGCACACCGACCAGACTTCAGTGGTAACAGTACGGGTGAAGTAGCTGATGTGATGGTTGTGTGGGAAAATGGTTGTATGTTGGGCGAACCAACAAGAGAGGTCGCCTACATCGAACTAAAAAAGCGGGGCAACGTTGCTGAAGGCAACCGAACAACCGTATTGGCGGGTAGTTCCCAAGACCAAAACGGGCAAGAAGAGATTGAAGAACTCATTTCCGAGTCACCCTACTGGACGACACAGTGGGTTGCGGTGAAGTTCCCACACCGAGAGATGGCGGTGTTCAACGCAACTGAACTGCTCAACTCACTGAACGGTGTTGGTGAAGTGTCGTTGCTCGATGAACGTTTGACTCCTTCCAACAACGTGTCGATGCGGAAGCCCACGTTGGATGGGTGGAACTCAAGTTCGTCGGGTGATGCGGATTACGTAACGCTACTGAAAGAGATCGGCGTTCCAAAAGACTACATCAATGTGTAACTACATCAAAGACGACGGCGAACAGTGCGGTAGAGAACAAGAGCCATTCTGCCATCAACACAAAGATACTCGCTTTGCAGCCCTCTGGAAGCGCACAGGCGGCTCACAATCGGATTCTAACGGAATTAGGATGGATAGGTCATGTAGTGACTGTAACGCCTCACTGCGGCGCACAGAGCGTTTGAGAGGCCATACAAATTATCCCAACCGACTGTACTTTGTTGCACTCGTTGAGTGTGACTGTTCGGAGTATGAGTTGGGTAAAACAAGTGAACTGAAAACAAATCTGCCAGATGGGTGGACGTTAGAGTAGTCTAAAAGTCAAACTCGTCCCACGCTGAACTGAATCCTCCTACCATTTTTACTCTGTTTTCACCGAAGAAACCACCGTACATGTCCTCACGATGTTCCCACCAACTTTCCCACGGGCCTTTGTCTTCAGTTGAGTGGGTGGACTGGTTTGGAAGGTAGCCACAACATTTACATGTTTTATTGTTATCGTATTTGACGTATGGCTCTTCAGTGCCACAAACATCACATTCTTCAGGCTCTTCGTCTTCTCCCGTAAACGACATTGATGGAGCGTTCTCAAGTCTCATATTCAAAGTCCTCGACAAGTGATTTAAACTGTTGCCAAAGCTCGTCGTAACTTTCGTTCCAGTATTTTGTTGTGTGAATACTCGTTTGATTTGGCGCATCTTTATGCGTGTGGACAGCCATCTCTCCGCTTCGAGGGTGGGTTCTATGTACTTCAAGACGGTCTACAGTATCGACATCCACATCTGACCGCTCAATGGCTTTTCCATAGGCAGCACCTTGCATCTGATGTTTACTATAGCAGCCAGACGAGGATTTGAGGTCGGCCACTACAGTTGTGTCACCATCCTCGTAGACGAGATCAACTTGGCCTGCATAGCCAACCTCGTCTTCAAAGAGGTACTTCTCGACGGCCACAACGCTGTCTTGATTGACACCTAACTTGTTCCAGAGACGCTGTTGGGCGTCTTTGAAAAACTCAATGTCTCGCTGTGCCTGTTTTACAAGTTCGTCTCGGTAGTACGAACCTTTCTTGTAGGGTGGATACTGTTCGTAGAACTCCCCCCACGAACTTACTGCCCCGCCACCTTTGTTTTTGTCACCACGAAGAATTGAGTACAACACTTCACGAGGACTGTCTGAGTTAACTTCGTCGGCAGTTAGTTGATTAAGTTCATCGACTGACTGTTGTTCGTCATCTGACCATTCAAGTGACGGGTCTAACTGCCGTAGAGCATGCCAGTGGCCTAACGTCCCAATGTGACGAGAGTACCAAAAGAGGTGTTCGTGGTCGGCGTTCCCATTGTCTCCGTCATTGCGGTCTTGCCAGTCGTATAGATTTGACTTATCTTGGTTTCGTGTTTTTAAAACAGAGGTAACTGAAGGCAATTTGTCACCGTTGTAATCATACAGCCGAACATCAACACCGTTTGGGCCAACACCTTCTACAACGTCTCTTGTTATATCCATCAGTAATTATAGTTACGTGATGGACTTACTTAAGTATAACGACTCAAAATAGATTTGGTTGCTTGTTTAATATATTTTGACCACATATATGGTGCTGTGTATGCCATCAGCAATGCGAACCACAACGGCACTGGTTGAGCAAGAAACTCAAAACTAACAAATTCTGGTATCATATGTCTGGTTCATCAGGCCAGTTAGGTTCAATTGACCGCACTTCAGATGCAGATGTTGCTGCTTCAACAGCAGCAGTTACGTTGTCTTCCGTTGTGCGAACATCACTTCGGTACTGAGAGACTTCAGTTGGGATAGCAGTTCCTTCCTCCTGCTTGCGGATTACGTACCAGTCATACGGTTCTAACAGACTATAGGCTTCGTTTTTTATTTGAGATTTCTTTTGGGACTTTATTTTCTGTAGGTCTGATACAGTTTTTGTAGGGTTATTTACATCGTCCACCTTTGTCCCACTGATCGGTTTTGTGATATTATCCCCGTCAATCTCAGCAGACATCTCACCCTCTGTGGCTACAGCGTCTCCCGTTGCGATAACGTCACCGCTTTGTGCGTCGTAAATAACTCGTGTCATAGTCGTTGCACCTCGTAAATTTGATACTCAACTTCTCTGCTGCTTGAACTAAGATTCACAACAGCAAGTTCGTATGTAGAGTTTCCAGTTTCACTTGTGTAAATACCAATATCGCCCTCAACAAAACTATCTCTGTCAGGATTTGTCGCACCAACAAGTGACCTTGCGTCTGGCCCCGAAGTTTCCGCAGGGGTTGCCATCGTGAGTAATGTCGCAGAAGAGTTGTTTTTGCTATAACTATTCTCTACGGTTACTGTACTTCCTGCACTAACTGTTGTAGTTCCGAAAACAGCCAACTCCACATCTTCAAGGTCTTGAAGGCGAACACCAGTTATTCCAGATGCAGTGTCAGCACTATCCGCTGCATCTACTTTTCCGTCCCCATCACTGTCAATGTCGTTTCCTTTATAAGTTGAGGTGACGTTTGTTGCGTCAGTAGCACTATCAGCACTTTCAGCAGCGTCTACTTTACCATTACCATCAGAGTCATATGTAGACTCATCAAGATACGTTTCGCTGTGTTGTCCATTTCCATGTGGGTTATCAGCAAATGACGCTGCGTTATTGCCATCTAACTGGTCAGCATTATCTACTTTTCCATCACCATCGGAATCAATATCATTTAAGGCTGATTGAACATCTTCTTCAAGACCCTTAATAGAGTTCCAAAGATAATCAAGATGTTTTTCATTAACTTGATCTCCACCTTCGTAGAAAAACCCGTTTGGGGGAGATTCACCAGTTTCGCCCCAATCAGGAAATCTATCTGTAATATTCCATGTCATTGTTTCGTGTACGTAGTAGTGGTTTTAATGCCAGCTTCAGCTAACGCCGCTTTTGCTCTGTTATCTGGGTCGCCGTTAATACCAGTTGAAAGGTCAAGATGCTTAACTGGATTACGGATTGATGGTTCCTTATGTCCATACACATCTACTGTGTCGGCATTGTCAAATAAGTACACGTCATGTTGTGTTTCTGTTGTTGGGGGATCGTACACCCACGCACTTACAATATCTTGCCGTTTTCCACCAACGTTTCTATACTTCCACGTTGAAAGCATGTTGCGTTGGTAGCCAGCGTTCCAGAGTGCTGTTTCAACAGCATCAACATTTGTTTCAACAGTACAGATGTAATCTGCTCTGCTTTTTTCTCGTGTAAACTGGATGCCTATGAGTGGACTCAGAACGCTCTGTGCGCGTTTGTAAGCAATTTTTCTGAGTTTTGAGGCCCAATCATCGGCTGGTGACAAATGTCTCTCTATGCGCCTCACAACCGTTGTGAGAGATTTCAGTTTCATGCAATATCTTTTGTTAGTGTTCCACCAGTTTGAACACTGTCTGACGTAAGTCCTTTGTCAGCATCATCTGTTTGACTATCCGATTTAAGTCTAAACGTTCCTGCTACTTGAACATTTACGTTATGTCCTGCTGGTACACCTTTGTTAAGCAATTCATTAATGTCAGAAGAAGAAAACCCAACGGAATTGAAAATGCTCTCTTCTGCCTGAATTGTTATCGTTGCTGGTGTTGAATCATATGACGTGATAAAATCTATATTACTAAATTCCGTGGTTAAAACACTTGCTGTAAACTCAACAAATTCGTCAAACGTTGTTCCAATTGTTGAGGCGCGAAACGTTGCTTTGATTCTTGCTCTAAATTTGTCTTCGGAAAACACATCAGCATCGCCAACAACAGTTCCAGTCCCACTAATAACACCAGTTCCACTAAAACCACTTTGACTTAATATTTCACCATTGACTTCAAGCAATCCATCTACTGTAATGTCTTGTTGAATAAAGTATTTTTCAGTAGATTCAACAGTAAACGTTTCACCAGTTTCTAACGTGTCACCAAACGGAAAGCCATAAATGTATTCATCTTTATTTACTTCATCAGATTTTCTGTTTACATTAACAAGTTGTCCATATTTATCAAGGTCGTAACCAGTAGCAGAATTAATATGTTGGGCGTTATATATTTCTTCAATATCGTTATCTGCTTTATCTAACAGAGATGAAAATACACGGAATAACTTTTTATTGTTTGACTCCGTGTTGAATGTTAATGCATAGTTCCAACTCTGTTCAGCTCCTCTGATGTTACGTCCGTTATTTTCAATAACAGTGTATGATTCTGACATTATAGTGTCCGTTTGTTAATTGTTATTGACCCATCAGAGGCGTCTATCTGTGCAACTTCGTTTGAACCAATATCAACAACCTCAAGCCCATTCACAGTAGACTTACTTGGTGTTGTTTCAATTGGTGTCCCATCAACAGACTGATCTAACCCAACAACACCAGTGTCTTCGCCAACAACAATGTCAGAAATACGATCAATACGAACGTTATCAGAAACGCCTAATCCAATGACTTCAGAACCGTTATTTAACACACCACCAATGTATTGTGTAATGTTATCTCGAAGTTGATTATCTCCAACATATGTATCATTAACAACAATATCAAGTGTTATATCAACACTAACTTTTGCTGGTCGGGAAAACTGAATTTGTCGAGTTTGCCCGTTCGTTTCTGCTGTTACTGTTTCAGTAACCTTTGTACCGTTTGCACCACCGTAATCGCGGGACGTTACTGCTTTTTTATCAAAGATAGATTCTGCAATTTCTGCATCAGAGCCGCCAAACACAACTGCTTCAAACGAGTACGGTGGAAGCCCACCACTGTCAGTGTTGTCTATGCCAGTATTATTCTCATAAAGTTGAACAGAAGTAACGTTTTCTACGTTGTTAATTAGTTCTGAAACAATGGCGTCGTGTGTGGCAGCACCGCCGCCAGTAACGGCCTCTTCTGCACGGTTACGGAGTTCGTCATCTCGCTCTCTATTAGTTCCTACACTAAAAACTTTTTGATTTGTGTCTTCGTAACTTGTGTCACCAGTTGAGTAAAGGTTTTTAGATTCGTCAACGCCGTTTGGTGGTGACGGAAGAACAGTAATGCTGTTGGGGCCAACATTGCCTTCTACACCGCCTTCTTTTGCTCGAATGTTTGCTGATGTTTCAGATGTTGTGTAGAAATCAAACTCTTTTGTTCCGTTTGCATCACCGCTTTTGAAGGCGGGAGAACCAGATGTAAATGTTGAATCAACACCACCTAATGTCCCTAACTCACTGTCAGATGGGTCATATACTGTGATTCCAATATTGTTAGTAATATTCCAATCAAATTCAATTTCGTGGAAAGAGTCAGCATTAATAGTTGCAGAAAGTGTGTCAACAGTTGTCGTAATTGACCCACTTTCAACAACTTCTAACCGAACCTCATTTGCCGCCTCGTCTACGGCAATTTGATAGTAATTATTTGCATTGTTGCTATCAAGTCCGAACACAACTGCTGGAATAGTATTTGATTGTGGGCGAACGTGGCAGTGAAGTGTAACACCTTGATCAAACGTTATACTATCGTTATAAATTACAGCCCCATCAGTTGCGTCAAGTTGAAGAACGTTGTTGCCTCGAATAGCGTTGTTGTCTGTAACAACTGTTGCTGAACCAACGTCGCCAGAATAGTTACCAACGTTGCCGCTACTAAAGTCATCAACTAATTCAAAAAAAGTAACTTCTGTTGTTTCAAACTCAATCGGATTATCGCTACCAGTTTGGACTGTTGTACCTTTTTGAATTGTGTAGTCTTGTGTTACAGGCGACGGCGCAATAAACCGCTGAACACCAGTTGCGTGAATAGCTGATCGACGTTGGAGGCCAATAATTGAGACAACACGTTCCAAATCAACACCAGTAGCCGTGTCAAGAAAGGCAGACTCATAGACATCTTTCAACGTTTCTTCTTGGTTGTTTGAAGCAACGCTTGCCAACACTTCAACGAGTGTGCTAAATGTTGATGATTCTGTAAGATCAATGTCAGCACCGAACTCGTTGATTAACTCTTGTTCGAGTGCTGTTTGAATCTCGTCTGCTGTTCGTTGGACATAGTTTCCATCAACAATTGGCATTACGTATCACCTAAATTTTGTAGTTCAATCGAAAAGTTTTCATCTTCTAACACAATTATTTCCATCGTAACGGTTTGTGTTGCTCTATCGTATTGTGATACAACAACGTCAAGCACTTCACCAACTTGTTCGTCATCTTCTAATGACCGAAGAACACGTTCTTCTAACAGTCCTACTTGTTCTCCAGTCAACGAAGAACCAACAAACTGACGTGTCACATCTAACACGTCAATCGCAACTGATTGTTCAAGTTGTTGAATCCCGCTTACTGTTCCTAAATCGTTAGTAGTGTCTATAACCGTATCGAGTTCTTCGTCAATGAGTAAGTCTGTTGTCATTCTTTTGTAATTTTAAAACTGTTTGTTTTTCTACTTCCGTTAATAGATTTACTTGTATCCGTATTCTGTTTCAACCTAATATCAACAACATCTCCTTTTTCTAAATCTTCATTGAATGTTACTGAAACAGACATTTCTTCATCAATAATAGCATGAGAAGTATTCCGTTTTGCTTCTGAACCATTGAGAAAAACTGCTATTGTGTATTTGTTTGTTGTACTGTTGTCGTCAATAAGTCCAACATTGTTGTTGGGGTTTGGAAACGTAACAGAGGCCTCAACTGAAAAATATCCATTAGTTTCTACCGTGTACTTATTTGTTCCAGTATCAAATGAGTTTTGTGTGTCTCTTTTTATTGTATCATATTCAACAGTTTCATACGCATCAGTTCCAGAAAACGACTGTGTTTGACTGTTATATGATAAAAACTGTTCTGGTGTGTTAATATTGACACTGTTGTTAGATGAAAATATATCAATAGAACCATCAGACGTAATTGTAACGTGAGAACCAGTAGAGTTGCCAAGCCGTAAGTCTCCTTCTTCGTACTCTGGTAGATTTACATTGCCTGAATCAATACGATCAGATGCATACCAACTGCCAATCACCCACGGTTTGTTTTCTTTTGTGAACATCAATGCAACATCAGTGCCTTGCTCTGGCAACCAGACACATCCTTGCACTGGCATCAACACTGGTGCAATAAATGAGGAATTAGTCCCGTAGGGTTGGACTCTGACCGTGTGAACCCCACCTTCAGCACTCGTGTTTACGTCTTTAACACGAGCTTTCGTAATTGCCTGCTGAACGTCCTTCGCAGTGTGTTCAGACTCCCGTGTATAGGGGTTTGATGGATTATTCCGAGCCATCGGCACCCACCTTTCGATACTCTGATTCAACAACGTTTATCTTACTGTCCACCACTTGAATACTGACTCCTAACTCTGTTGTGTACTGTTCAGTTGCAGTGCGTTCATGTTTCACAGCGTTCACTTCAAACTCAACTGGTTCGGCCTCAACGTTGGTGTAGGTATCCTCACATACTGGAAGCGTTACAATGTAGTCGTGTGGTGCAATGTGGGGTTCTCCACGCAGTTGTAACGAACCTTCAGTTGTTTCTTCGAGGTGTTTTCGGAGTTCATTTTTGGCCTGCTGTTCAGCCGCATCAAGAATTACTTTATCACTTTCAATCGGGTTGGGGGCGAACTCAAACCCGTTTGCTCTATCCAACAGTGGCCCATACTGTACTTTTACATATGGATATTCTTCGGAGGGCACGCTACTTGAAGCAGCATCGTCATATGGGTTATTGTCTCCACGAAGGCTTGCTCGTTCGGACTCACCAAACACTTCCAACGTGTTAAATGGTTTCATATCAACCAACGCATTGTTGTTCAATACATCTATATCAGTAAACGTGTTGTAGTTGCTCGGCGGGAGATAGTCTTCTGGAATATTTGTCTGTTGATTTTTATTTGACAGCCGATCAGTCAAACTCCACTGAAAGTCTAAACTAAGGTCAACATTGTCAAGCAAGTTTTCGTCGTCATCAGACTGTTGCTCAATTGATTGACGGCGTTGGTCAGTTTGGATTGTATCCCATTTATCCATCGCTTTACTGTCAACAAAGTATCGACGCTCGTAGGCACTGTTTTCCGCATTGTTCTTGTATGCACCAGAGTCAACAACAAGTGCTGTGCCATCAATACGCGGTTCAAACCACCAACGAGAGTCGGCCAAGTTTGAAAACCAGTTCATCACATCGACAAGGTTGTGCCGATTTGGTTTAAACGTTTTTTGCCCCTCAAATAACTCGTCTGTGATGAACTCAAGAACGCTATCTGCAAAGTAGTTTACTGGAAGCTGGAACGACCCAATAACGGGTAACTCGCCTTTAATTTCAAATGATGGTAAATCAAGAGGTTCTGCATCTTGTTGTTCAGAGAGTTTTAACGATGGAATGTCGTTACCAGTTACATCAACAAGCGAAATGTTACTGAACACAGACGATTCTTCCATTTTAGACTGCACATACGACAGCACTTCTTTGTATGTTGGTTGTGTCCACGGCTTATCGACTGGAATACCAGCCATGATATCTGCGGGGTCGTACACCCAAAACCGCCCCTCAAGTGAGTTTGAGGCCGATCCAACACCACCGATGTATCCAAAGTGCTTTAGTATCCACTTACTGTCTTCGCCATTGTCAACATTGTTGTCGTAGAAGAAAATACGACACTGGTCGTATGGGTCTTTCTGTTCTAAGAACTCGTTGTTGCTTCGGAACCCATCAATAAACTGAAGTATTGACTCACCGCCGAGTTCCATTGGAAAGTGAATACGTCCAGTACGTGTGATTGAGGCAGCACCGTCTTTGTCTTCCCACAGTGTTGCTTTTGTGACAGGAATACGAATCCATTTTTCATTTTGTGTTACATCAACAACAACTTCTGGGTTCTCGTTGTTACCAGTCTTACACGATAGATCGAGGTCAACAGACGGCAATCCAGTACCGCTGACCCCTTCAAAGTTGTCATCACTAACCGTCTTGGTGCGACCACTTTCACGAATTGCTCGACGCTGTTCAGCATCACTGTCGTCGGTGCCAATGGTTTGAAATTCAATAGATGCCATTATTCTTCTGGTTTCCCCGTCTGAAGTTGGAAGTTAAATGCAAGCTTCTTTTCACCATCTTCAACCCAATACAATAGGTCAGACGTTTGTTCAATAGTCACTCGTTTGATATAGACTTCACCTTTATACAAATCGGAAATGAAGATTGGATTCGCACGGCGTTTGAGGGCTTTCATTTGAGCAACTTTGTCTTCGGTGATGATTCCTTCAAGCGTTAGCTCTGGCAAGTTGCTACCTTCTCGGCGGTTTACAGTGTCTCCACACACCGTTGTTGTTTGAGACTGTTTACCTTTCTCATCAAACTCAAGCCGCTGTGTCAACGTTGGACGAAAAATTTGTTGGTTTTCAGTTGTGTCAACGTTCTCTAACGTTCTGTTTTCAAATTCTTCAGTTAGATTAAACTGCCCAATTTGTTCTCTTGATGCATCTGTAAATCCTTGTTGTAGAGTAATAGATTCTGAAAATGTGAACAGTGGGTTGCGGCTCAGTACCTCTTCTGTAACTTCAAATCCGTTTTGTGATAGAAACTCAACTTTTGGCATTAGATACAACCTTCCTCTGTTTTTCGACCCATTCTCCAATTTTCACTTTTCACATCACTGCTTTGTTCTTGTGGGTTGCCGCTCGGTTCAATAACAGCAACGTTTTGGCCGCCACCACCAGCCGCTCTTGATCCACTTACGGGTGCGTCACCGCCGTATGGGTTGAACGCACCACTCGTTCGGCCAGCAACTCGATCAAACTCTTTGAGAGCATCTGTGGTGCTACGAATATTGGACTCTGCTGAAAGGAATTGGTCTGCAACAAGATTAAGTCCTTCAGCAAGCAACACAAGCCCAAAACCAACACCACTGAGAATAAGCAACCCTCTTAAAGCACTACGAAGAGCGTTTGTTGCCAACGTTGCTATGCCAGCAGAAGACGCATATGCTAACATACTTGACATTGACGTGAGAAGTGAGGCACCGAGCTTTGTTAGTGCTGTACTTGCTGTTGTAAGCATACTGGAATTAAGAATAAAGATTGCTGTGGCGGCAGTTAGTACAGAGGCAATTAACATACCAATGGATTCTGAACTAAACACTCCAAACAGCGTAACTAACTGACCAATTAGGCCAATAATTGAAATAGCACCAGCAGCAACTTTAGCGAATCCAGCAGAGAACCTAATCAGTTCTGGAAGCGCGTCAATAACAACAGACGTGAGTGCGGCAACAGCGGGAATGATGTCAAGTGTTAGGGCTGTTAGTGTGCGGAGAACACTTGCGTCATCAACAGCACGGGCCAACATCGAGAACACTGGACGCATTGTTTCTACCATAGCCGCCATCGACGCAAGTGCAGATGGGATGAACGAGAGTAGGAACTGTCCAAAGTCTCGTGCGTCATCTGTTAGTTGCATCAACGCATCGCCATTACGAGCCACCGCATCAAAGAGAAGACTGAGGCCGCCCACAGCGTCCATAAACAGTGGCTCAAGCCGTTCAGATAGTGGCCCAAAGGCTTCAATGAACTCTGTTCTAATATCGCTTAAAACGTCTGTGAGCCGCTGCATATCGAACTCACCACCTTGCAGCCCAACACCTAACGCACCGAACCCACCAATAGCTAACAATGCTGCTGCGGCAGAAACAGCAGCCGTTGCCAACCCAATCATTGCAGTGTAAAGGGCTGGAACGGCACCAACAAGCACGAGAATGAGCGGCACGAGTTTTGCAGCAGCGTTATGGAGGTCTGTCATCCGAATGTCAAATTTTTCCATTGGACTTTGTAGTCCGTCTATCATGTCAGAAAATGACATGGCACTTTTGTTGGCTTGTCTAAACGGTGCTTGTGTTATACCACCACCCCCGCCGCCAGATGTTGGTCTGCCTTCACCAAAGAGTCCTGCAAACAGACCGCCACCAGAACTCATACGTCCCATACCAGAAATATTAGTATCTATATTGAGACTGTTGCGTGCTTCCCACTGCTTAAGCCGCAATTCTAACGCAAAAAGATCGTCAGCAATTGGTTCAAGACGTGTATTAATATCAATACCATCAGTGCCAATTTGGTCAACTCCTTCAATACTTTTAGCTAAATCACCTAATTCTTTTTGGAGTTGGTTAAGATTAGCAATGGCACTGCCGATGTCAACGTTAACAAGAATCTCAAGATTTTGGTCGGCCATTGGTGGGTTCTATGTTATTAGTAGTTTTTGTTCTCACGAGAACACAAGCTACGTGAGTTCAGTTGAACTCACGAGTTTCTTCCTACTACAGTAGTAACCAACACAGTTAAGTACGTACAGCAACTATACTATAGTAGAAGGGGACTTAGTGCGTGGCGGTTGGTCAAAACGGTTTGGATTGGTTAAACTGGTTTGATTTATCCATACCAGTGGGGTCTGTTTGTTTATCTTCTGTGTGGTAATCTTTTGCCATTATGTAGACAAACCGCTGCATTGGCGTACAGTCGTGTGGGGATGTAAACAGTTTCCGACCATTGTCGTGGAGTAGGTACATCTCCCTGCCCATGTCGGACTCTGCCAGTTCCCTTAGTTTCCCTCGCTGTCCAGTGTCTCCCCGAGAGCGCGGATGCCGATAGCAAATGAAGTAAAGTCAGTGGAGCGTTCAACCATTGGCTCAATTACGTGGTCTTGGACGTACTGACGTGCATCTTCGTGTGATGTACCGCCATACTCTTTGTCAATTTCATTAACATGTTGGGTGAGGGCAGTCTGAACATCAGACTCGTCTGGCTCAACACCGTACTTAGCTGCCTGTTTCAATCCTTTGTACGTGTCCCGAGAAAGAACGTCAAAAATGTTGACATCTGCGTTCTCGACCTCTTCTTGCAGGTCGTCAAGCCGCCCACGTTCGTCGTCAGTGAGATTATCTTTGTTTTGCAGTTCTTCATACTCGTCTATCGTCTCTTCAGGCAGTTCAGTCTGTAGGTTTTCCAACTCGTCTGTGTCGATAGACGACATCACTTCCCAAAACTCTTGATCACGCAACTGACGAACCGTTAGTTCTTTTTGTTCGTCATCAATTGTGACGCTGATTGTGCCACGCCACTTGGCACCCTCTTCTGTCTTCTGTCGAACTTCAAAAAGGTCGCTCATGCTTTCGTGTTATTAGTAGTATTTGTTTCGCAAGACAATATAGAATGATAAATTTTTTTAGATTACTTAGACAGTTCCATCATCTCGGCCAACTGCAATCCCTTCAACGGCATACTCAACTGGATCGCCGCTCGATCCACTGAACTCCCGAGTACCCGCGTAGGCACCAACGAGTTTGGCTTTGTAGTCTTCAGCCCGAGCAATAATCTCAAGCTCTTTTGCCCGACCACTGTCATCTTCAGCAAGGTTGTTAAACACAGTTGCGTCTTCACCTTGCACAGTAAAGTCAAAGGAGTGTTCAATATCTCCTTGCGAAACACCAAGCGGATTAGCGTTGCCAACACCGCTCAAACCCGTCATATCTTCATCAGAGCCGATTGTAAAGTCATCGACGGTGATGGCACTTGTGTTAGCAATTTCCGTTGAGCCAGCCCGAGAGCCGTCTTCATTACGGATTACTTCACTGACAATAAGCGTCACATCGTTTGCGTTTGTTGGATACCAAGTCATTAGGCAGCACCTCCGTTCTGAACCACATCACCAACAGTAATTGTGACATCGACTGTATCAATGACACCAATGACATCAAGGCCAATGTCAATGTCAACCTCAAAGTCGTTGGCACCTTTTGACACGTTGACGAGGAAATCTTCAAGGAGTTGGTCTTCGAGCAATTCATTGTACGATGTGGTATGCGATTCCCGAAGCAATAGTCGATTGTCTTCGGTGTTGGCATTTCCAATGAACTGCTGTGAAATTTCGTGTGAAATTTCAGTTGCTTCGTCAATAATCTCACTGGCGTACAGTCGTTCAAACCGCACGTCAGTTGAGGTGGTCATATCTTTAACAATATCAATTCCACCACTCTGACGGAGCGGCATCACTTGGCTGTCAATCAGTGTGCCAAGTTCGCTGTTTGTGTACTGTGTGTTAAGCGACACAATGCCTTGCAGTGGTTCGTAGGTCATTGAGTCACCAAGCGGCTTTCCAGACGCCCGTCCACCGACAGCACCTATTGTACGGACTTGATCGGTTTCAGCCGAATCAAGCCACCCGCGACTCGGGGCGACAATGGACAGCCGACGGTCATCAAGATTGTCACTATAGGTGGCCGCATCAACTTCGGGTTCGGCCCCAACAACACCATGCATAAACTCAAAGTCAGAGTCATAGGTGTTGAGTTCAGTGAGCAACGAGTTCGCAACTGTCTCGTTTTCGGTGAGGACAGTAACAATTCGTGGAACTTTCTTTACAACATCAGTAATTGCACTGTCGTAGTCACCATACGTATAGTCAATATCGTAGTCGGAACTCTCGTCTGCTTCCCACTCTCCCGTCACTGGATTAAGGTTAATCGTGTTTGCCTCAGTGGGGGCAGACGGTGTCCCATAGACAATATTAACAGTAACGCTTGCTGCATCAACTGTGTCAGTTGCGGTAATGTCGTGGTCTGGATGCACAGTCGGGTCAAAGACTGGCGACTCACTTAACGTTCCACTTGAGGAACTACCAAAGCTCTCAGTTGTCTGTGTTTCTGACACACCAACAGCGTAAATCGTTCCAGCACCGTTTGCATAGGCTGCTGCAACGTTTTTGGCAAGTTCAGAGTCCTCACCAAACTGCTGTTCTGCATCAGAAGTCGATTCTACTGTAATAACATCTCCTTCGGAAGCGTCACCGTTAGCGGTGTCCATCCCACCGACAAGGCCAAGCGTCGTTTCAAACGCGGCCCCGATGGAGACTGTTCCACCACTACGAACGGTGACACTATCGCTCGGAATTGTCGTTGTACCGTATGTTTCTGCCATAATTATTGTGTTGTTGTGTATGTTTCGTCTATTGTTCCATCGTTGTCAGAATCAACGTTCTGAACAACGTCGGTGGTCGGGTCAACATCTTCAGTAAACATTCGTTCAAAAAACACGTTAACCGTCAACGTGTCTGCTCTCGCACGGGGTGAACGCTCAAGCATGTCGTTGGGTTCAGAATCACCAACTTCAATGTGATATACGTCCATCTGCAAATCTGATGCATCTTTGATCGGATGCGTATATGCTTCAAAATATGATCGGACTTGCTCGTATAAATCTTCTTTTTTTTGCTCGTCAGCAGCCACAATTGTCAATGTGAACTGCGCTTCCATCTGTGACGAGTACGTGTATTCTTGTTCCCCATCAGCGTCAGTCGTGACCGACGTTGGCGCGTTGCCTCGATTCAACGTCACTTCACGATACAGGTCGTTATGTTTCAACGCTGGTAGGTCTTCTTCTAAATTCGGCTGCTCTTGTGTCACAGTCACGTCGTAACCAGCAGCAGCCGAAGCAAGTTCAGCGTAAAATGCCTCACGAACGTCGCGTCTCGTCGCCATTAGACTGCCCTCTTAACAGCGTGTTTCGCTGCTTGCTTAATGTTAGGTTCTTGACGGAACCATGCTGGTCGAAGGTATGGGTGAGCAAAGTTACCTTTCTCAATAATTGTTGCTGCAATATACGCCGCCGACACAAAATAATTACCGTACTCTGGTTGAATTGGCTTGGTCTTCATCCAGTGTTCGATGTGTTTCAAAAATCCAAAGAACTTTGGGAATCCTTCAGTGTCAATAGGGTTGTCTTGATTGTAGTCAATATCTGGTGACTCGTATGGGAAGTTAGGCGGGTAATCCCACTCAGCTAAGTTGGCAACCATTGGAGCATTGTTTGTCCGTTCACCACTCCCGTACTCAACAATGGCTGCATAATCTAACATTTTTCCACGGACGCCAACAGTAAACTCAAGTTCGTCGTAGCCAACGTTCGTCTCTCGTTGGATCGACCGTAGCAAGTTTCCAGTGTGGTGAGGGTCGTGTCGGATGTTGGCACGAACGTCTTGCCACAACACATTCATTGCAGCACCGAGACGCTTACGGAGTTCAGCACGAAGATCATCTTTCACATCATCAATGCCACTAATGACATCATCAACGTTGTGTGAAAGATTGACTCGTGTTGTCATTGTCGTCGGTTAAATGTAATGTGCCAAAAATCTGTGTTAGGACTTGCAGTGCCATCTGGTTCAGCGTCTTCAGGATGGCCGACAATCGTATCGACCTCGTACTCGACACCGCCATGCACAACACGGTCGTTGTGTTGGACATCAACACTTCCGTCAGCCACAACAAGGCCACCCAAACTTCCGTCAAGTCGTTCACCAGTTATCTCACTGGAAATACTTTCGTTGGGTTCAAACAGCCAAATGTGTTCAGTGTGATTGTCAGTTGAGTCTGTATCAGTCTCACCCAACGAACCAGTTGAGGTTGACGGACGTTTGACAGTCACAGAGCGCGTTCGAGAACCGATAATGCGCCTGATGCCAATAAGTCCTTTTGACCGTGGGATGCCTGTTGATCTCATTTATCCAATATATGACGACGTGTTGCGGAGTTGAAGGTCTTGCTTTTTCGTAAAGTTAACTTTGGATTCTGCAAGCCCTTCGTTAACTTCACTCGACCACGATTGAATCTGTTGTGAACTTTCGGGGTCGGCATTGCTGAAACTGAGTGACTCGTCACCAATGCCGTATGAGTCAATGTTGATGTTTTCGACAGCTTCTTTTGCCTTCATTGCCGTCATCGCCACCAACGCTTGCCCATAGGCAACGTCACTGTACCACTCAGTCGAGTCAGTTTTCATATAGAGTACACGTTTTGCATCTTCAAGATTGCCACCTGCTTGGGCAGCGGGCCACTCGTCTCCCGTATCTGAATACGAAGTTTTATCACGCACCGCTTCTTCCAATTCAGTGTCAGACGTAATGGCGAATGGTGGCAAACTCATAGAATTATTGACAACAGTGCGTCAGTTAGTTGCGTACTCTCAGCAAGACCCCAACCGAGGGCGACAAGACCAGCCATTTCAAGTCTGGTAATCCGTCTATCGTGGTCGTTGAGTGTTTCATCAACGTCTTTTTCACGATAGGAAAGGTCGTCGCCCATACATAGCCACCTTAGAAGAGTGCAGAGACGTTCTCAATCTTGATGGCGTCGTGAGCGACCGACCCGCCAGCACCGTCATCAGTCTGGTGGCTGCCGAACCCAAAGGCCTGTCCAGCCCGCCAGTAGAACTCGTATTCGAGTGCCCCACCGTTCTTACGGATGGGTTCCTCGATGAGCGTGGGTTCGGGATGCTCGTAGACGCTGAAGAAGTCCCCACCGTGGTCGGGGATGAGGTACATCACGTCATCGTCAGCCCCGTTAGAGGCGGTCGGGAGTGCCTCTTCGTGGAGATCAAACTGAAGCGTGTCATTGGCGTCTGGTGCCGTCCGAAGGCCAGTGAAGCGTGGCAGTTTGAACATGTCGTTAACAACACTCGATCCAACGCCACGAGTGTCGTCACCGAGGTCAGCCCATTGAGACTTGAGCGAAACGCCGCTGTTATCGTCAATGGTGTTCCAGAGGGCGTCAACCGAGTGCGTCATCGCAGCCATGTCCCATCCGTCGTCAGCGTAGATACCTTCGGTTTTTCCGTAGGCAACTTGCTGAATAATGTTAGACGGCTGTCCGTTGTCAATGGAATACTTTGAGGTGTAGTCACCAGCGTTGATGATATTCTCACTCGGCATGTTATCATCAAGCCAGTGGAAGACAGCGGGCTGAACCTCGTTGCCTTCCTCGTCAGTGATTCCGAGAAGGAATTGAAGGTCAGCCTGAATGTCAAACATCTCCATAACGGCGTCTTGACCACGACTGACCTTTTCAGATGCCTGACCAAGCTCCAAGTCTTCAGCATCGACAGTCATGCCGTGGGTCATGCGTGGAATGTTAACTTCGTCGCCAGTGTAGCGAACAATGTCAACATTACCAAGCACCTCACCGACACCAGTGGTGCCAGTCGGCATGTCGCTGTTGGGGTCAACGTAGATACCGTCGCCTTCCTCAATCTTTCGAGTTCCGCGTTCCATTTCGGTCAGCGGTGCCAATTCTCGTCGTAGTCCACGACGGTCGCGCCCCTCACGCTCAAGCATCACATCTTCGTCGGGGGCAACCATCTCGGTAAAGTCGTCTTCGTGATGGAATGAAGTAGTAGCCATTAGTTATTTACTCCTTTAGCTCGCTGAATAGAATGGTACGAACTGGCGAGTCGTAGTCCGTAACAGTGTCAGCAGCCTGTTTCGCTGGTCGGTATGCAACTCCAACCGCCTTGAAGTTGTTGTTAGATCGGTTAAAGGTGGTCGTACCGTCGTCGTACCCCTCTTCAACAATCCGACCTTGATACTCGTCAGCACTTCCTTGTAGTGCGGAAGCGTCTACAATCCCAACAGTGGTCTTGTGACCAATGGCGGGTGCGGGGTCAGTGCCGTTGTCTTCGGGAGTGCGAATCTTCACAATCGCACTGTCTTCAAGCGGCTGGTACTGTGCCCGCTCACGCTGTGGGTCATTCGGTTCGTACTGTGGAGAACGAATGTCGTCGTCGTAGTCTCGTGCAAATGCAGTAGCGTCGTATCGAGCAAGGCCAGCACCGTCACCGCTGTCGGCAAACGTTAGTTTGTCAACACCAGAGCCAGTATCGCTAATGAGTTCACCAGCAGTGATGACCTCATTAACGATACCAGATAGAGGGCTTCGGTCGGCCTGCTCAACGTAAAATTCAAGTGCCATAAGTGTTCTGTTTCGTATGTTTAGTAGTATGTTGGTTACTTAAAAGGAAAAACCTTATTAGGCTCCGTATCCACGACCGAACTCACGGCTACCTCGGCTCGTGGAGTCGGTGTTGGTTTCGGTGCCACCATCATCAACGTCTTTGACAGACGTTTCGGGAGCGGCGTCAAGAACTTCCTCACGCCGTTCAATTTCCTCTTCAATCGCATCAAGCGATTTGTCTTCCCACTCGTCTCGGTCTGCACCGAGTTCGGTGAGATTATCAAGTTTTTCGTCAATCTCTTCTTGACGATACTCCTTTAGTTCATCAGTCAAGTCCTCGACCTTAGCGGCCTTCTGATCAAGTTCGTCAACGAGATCGTCAACAGCATCACACACGCACTCGTCGTCATCAAGTGCAATGTGTTCAGCCTCGTCAAATGCAGTCTCAATCTCGTTGAGGGTGGACTCAAGAGAGTCGTTCTGTTCAACGAGGCTACCAACAGCCTCGTGCTTTTCTGCGAGTGCGTCAACACTCAAGTCTGGAATATTAAATGATTCGGACATATTATTGTTACTATCTTCTGTATTTTTAGTAGTTGTTAACTCGCCATCCATCTGCTCCATTGCAGTGTCAGGCATGTCGCAATCCATCATTTCAGCAACACGAAGAATACGGTCTTCAAGTGTGCTTTCTTCAATACTGATGTCGCCGCTTCCACGTAGCTTCCATGCGTCACCAACGTCGGAACACGTATCGACGTTGAACTTTGCATCATCTACGTGGTCTGTGTTGTCATCTGGATGCTCGTCGGGTGCAACAGCAAACCACGTTCCGTCGCTTGCTTCGTAGATACCACGTGGCGGTTGTCCACTGGCGTCAGATGACTGAACTGTTAGCGTATCGTGTTTGTGAGCAACCGTTTTCCCATCATCCTCTTCAATCAAATACACAACACTGTCGCCAGCACAAATTTCCATATCGCCATCAATGCGGTCACTGTAACAGCCATCAGATTTGTAATCAATAATCTCGCCCTTTGCATCACCACCTTGCCACGTTACGGTTGTGCCTTCATTGTAGGTGTCTTCAGCATCGGTCATCTGTGCCATTCGCAACTGTTCTGGATCGACAGTCGTAACCATTTCAGTAGAATTACCGTTTCGATCCATAATCTCAATCATAACCCCATCTTCATCCTCGGGGTTGTGGGCAACACGGGCGTCTGCCATCCAACGCACCATGTCGCCTTCTGTATATGCATGTTTCATATTTTGTTCTCCTTCAAAAATAGTGGAAGCGTCTTGTGATTTAACTTGTTCTTTGAGTCGGGCGGCTTTGTTTCGTGCCGCTTCACCGCCCCACGCTTTGAACATCGCATACCCACAATCTTCCCACGGTGTGTCAACCTCACTCTCGTCGTATTTTTCGTTACCTTCGTGACGTGGGTGCCAGTTCGCAACGGCGTCTGTGCCACCAGTCACCCACGTTTCAAGTGAGAGTTTACCACCTTCAGCAAACATACCAGCACGACGACGACCAGTACCGTCTGGCCCACCACAACTGTCTGGAACCTTTCCATCCTCAACAGCATCCAAAAAGCTCTGAGCGGCTTGCTGTGCCGATTCTGGAATAGATAAATCCATACCCCCTTCGTCAATAGAAACCGATTGTGAGCCAATCTGAGCGTCTTGAGAGGCTTCCATTACGACGCTGCCATATTCACCACTGTCTAATCCACAACCGTTTTCAGCAGAGCAGCGGCCTCGCTCAACACCAGCAACGTGGTTGCCAAAAATGTCAACTTGGAACCCGTCTACATCATCGTCGGTGAGGTTGCCAGTGTTTCCATCGTACTCACTATACACTCGATTGTAAAACCCAACAGAAACATCTTGGTTTTCTTCGATGTAATTGAGTGCTTTGTCATTTGTTACTGGAACGTATAGGTCAGCTAACAGTCGTTCAGAATCGTTGTCGTAACGGGCGTTTCTCCAAAAGGCTTCAACGTCGTCAATGTCTTTGACCATGCCAGTCGATGGGTGGTCAATGGTGTATGGGGAATTATCAAACGACCATGCAGCTTTCTGTAGTTCTTCTGCTGGTTTTTTGTAGGTTTTTATTGAATCACCGACACGGTATTTCTGCTTGATTGGACGAGTAATTGTTGCATCAGCAATTTTGTAGAATTTATCAGTATCAAACGCACCTTCCAAATCTGCGGGTGCGTCAACTCGAACAATGTGTTGCTCGTCCCAACTAAAATTCACACTGTCGTCATTGCTGTTAACAACGCCACTTGCTTGATCAAATGCACTAACACCGCTGTCGTGCGTGAGAATAACGTCACCCATTTATTTTTGTTCGTGTTATTAGTAGTTTTTCTTTCGCTTAAAAAACAAGCCAAAACAAAAAACATTTATGTGATGCTAATAGATGTAACGTATGGCCCGACACTCAAAAAAAGCGTTGAGCGAAAAAGAGTTTGAAACAATAATGATGGATATAGAACAGATAGACGATAGTTAGTATCGCAACTATACAAAATTTGTTGTTACGATGGCTGGTCGTCTTGGAATGAGGGCTGCCAAAATAGCGCACATGAATGAAGAATGGGTAGACTTTAAAAACGGAATGATAGAAATACCAGAAGAAGAACCATGCACAAAATCTAAAAACGGCGATGAATGTGGATACTGTAGATCGCTTGCTAACTTTGTGCCGACTCAATAACGTGATTTGACGGATCAAATATCGATGGGGTATACGATTCCCCGTTACCATCTTCATCTATCCGAGTCGGCTGTCTCGATTCGTCTTCTTCGTACCACCCTCGGACATTGCTCGCTCGGACAGCTCCTTCGGGAGATTTGTAGACTTGTAGCTCCCATCCATCGGCTTTCGCAGCGAGGTCATGTGATTTGACCTGATTAAACAGCGAGAGGGCTGCGTCTTTCGGGTTCAATTTCTGGTCGTCGGTAAACGTCATGCGGGCAGATAGTCGTTCGTTTGGACTGTCTTCGATCTGCGTTCGGGAGATATTGTACTCGTTTCCGAGAATATCGTCCCCTTCGGCTGGAAGGGCCGACTCGATTGCGTCGAGTAGGTCTGTGTCCGAGCTAACGATACTCCCTTGAACCGTGTAGCGTAGGTCAATGTGGCTCATAGTAGTTGCCTCCGTGGGGCTGTAAGATTAGTGAGATGTTGGGCTTCAGCATCGGAGAGGGCGCGTGACCATTTGCCAGCAGCAGCAATTTGCCCACCAAACCAACCAAAACTACTATTTCTTTTACCAATATATAGCCTATCACCGCTGAACTTTTGATAATCTGCTGACTGTGTGTTTGTGCCAACCTCTCCGTTTTGATTAACAATGCTCAGATTTGTACCATCAAATCTCCCAACTACTGCATACCATCTATCTTGTTGAGCAGGTATAGCAGCTTTTATATTTGTGTCATTAATTGATGAAGTCTGAAACGTTAATTCTTCAGTTGTATTAAATCCCAATGCGCTTCCACTGCTTGAAGTCTGGCCGCCTATAACCCATCCTCTATCTTTAGATGTGTTAGCGTTTGCGTCTGTCGCTTTGAAGACAGCAAACAACGTCTGTTCAACAGGCTTCGTAGCATCGAAATTAAACGAATCATCAGTTCCATCGAAACTCGTGGCCTCAAAGTCGTCAGGCCCTTCCACACCGACAGTCGGCCCTCCGCTGGCTACTGCGTGACGACCATTTCCGCTCTTGTCTTTGATTTCGCCTGCTGTCCCGTCGTAGTACGTCGGGTCGAAGTAGTACAGTGCTTCGAGTCCGTCGTACAGATTGATTGTTCGTTGTGTCATTGGTTTGTTTCTGTTGTTAGTTTGTTGTACTCACGTTTCGACTGTTACTAAAATCAAAGAATATTGTCATTCTTCATTTGATTTAATGAATCAGCAATGTCTGATAATGTTAGATTTTTTGGTAAATCATCAGTATCGACTATTGGCTCAGCCATAGAATCAGACGGCCATTTTATCTTAAATCGCTCTCCAAGTCGTGTGTATAATTCTTCGGCTAAATCATCGCTATCTGTTGGCATAATCCTGTTAGAGTTATAATTGCCAATGTCAACGAATTGCCCATCGTTATAGTCGTACCGTTTTTTCGTCATTATATTTCCCTCCCATAAACGAGCGCCCGATAACTCCTGTTGTTGCCTCCTGATTCGCTAAATGTTAAGCTATTGATTCCGTTACCTCCGAGATTACCATTATCTCCTGCTACAGTTGCTCCCGTGGTTGCTTTGCTCGGGGTTAGTGACATCTGCACCTCAAAACCAACGTCTGTAATTTGGATGCGGTGCAATCGCGCTCCGCTGAAGGGTATGATCCAATCTGGCGATCCAGTTGTCTTATTGTCTGCGTTGTCAATATAATTGTAATTGTTGTTAAAATCACCGTTGACTTGCAATTCATCAAACCCTGCCCCCTCAGTGGGGTCGGGTAAAATCACAATTTCATTAAAATCGCCAGAAACGCTATAGTTGACAGCATCAGTTCCACTGGTTTCAATGATTCCGTCAAAATCGTAAAGTTTGCCGCCTATCGTTACTGAGTCTGCTTCGAGAGCAGGGGCCTTCAGCTTTCGATTTTTGATTCCGCCGTTACCATCGGCTTCCGCTTCGACCGTTGCCACGTTCTCCTCGTTAACATTCAGGTGGTAGCCAACCGTGTCCCCATCGTTGAGGTCGTCGGTAACTGGCAGATTGACCAGTGGGTAGTTCGGATGGTTTTCGGGGACTTCTTGCGGGCCTGTATTGATACCACCAGACGGAACTACCTCGTTGCCCAACTCCGTCGTTCCCTTCTGTGTCTCACCGAAGTATTCTGGAGAACGGCGTTCAACGCTGATTGAATCCCAATATGTTGTAGGAGAACCACTTAACACATTGGTAGCAAACCCAACACCTCCAGAGCTGAAACTGTCATCAGTGACAGTCAAGTCAGCAATAAGTTCATCAGTAGCGTCCACATATAAAGAGAAAGTAATGTCTACCTCACCAACTTCTATTTCGCCACGAAGCCATGTATTTGAGTAACCTTGATTTGTGAAGTTTGTTGTTCCCAACAGATTACCTCGCTCATAAATCTGTATGTTACTATCGTTTATAAATGCTCTATATCGGTCGCCATTACCATTATCAAAGAAACTAATATTAGAATCAATAGCAGTAATATCAGTAGCGTAGAATTTGAACGTGATTTTGTCTCCCCGTTGTGGATAAGAATTTAACCCAGTGTCAGAACGGATTGAACCATTTTCCAACGCTAACGAGTACGAGCCATCAGCAACCACCGAATCTTGAACAGTTGCTTGACCTGCGCCACCTTCCCACACATCAGTATCGAGCGTCCCGCTCTCCCAGTCTTCGACCGTCAGCGAGCGGGTTTGGGGGAGATCGGTGTCGTCGTGACCGACGTTATTCACTTCGTCTGCTTCGAGAGCAGGCGTCTTGATTCCACCACTCGGTTCCCACTGGTTTTCTGTCGAGTTGTAAACAATTGTTGCACCAGTCGATTTGTGCGTCATCACACCATCGCCGTTTTCGTTTTCATCAAAGACCCATTCGTCTGTGTTTAACGTATCTTCGGATAGTTCAAATGGCATAAGTTGTTTTATTCCTGTTATTAGTAGTTTTTCGTAGAGTTAGTACGATGTCACAAGCAAAACTGTAATCAGTGCTTTATTTTGACTATCATCTTGGTTGTCGAGTTCAATTACAACCTCTCTTGATGGTTCAAGTGCTGATGGGAAAAAATCAATAACGTTTGAAGATGCAGGCCCTTTATCAATTGTGAATCCAATAGGAACACCCAAATTGTTTGTAGATGTAAATGTACTATTTGAATACGCAGAAAATGGGCCTGAGTCTGTTTCTCCTTCCCCACTACTGTCCATCAACACATTCTGAATAGTTATTTCAGAACCGTTTGTTATTGAATCAAACGAATCATATAAATAATAGTCAACATTGCCTTCAGAGTAAATTGTTATACCAACAAGCCACATAATTTTATCAGTATGTGGGTTTTTAACGTGGAGATTTATATTCCCATTTGATGAGACATTTTCCATATAGGGAACATAATATGCTTCACCATCAACAATGGCACTAAATAAAAACTTTTCTGGAAATGCGTATTCTACCATTATTTTTTCATCTCAATTACTTTTTCTGCAATTAGTTCTGCTTCTTGTTCTGTCAGTGAATCTGTATTGGGCTGCTGTGAAGAACCATTCTGTCCTTCTTCACGCCCGCCACCGTTTTGTCCGACACGTGGGTTGCCTTGCATCTTGCTGTTTTCATCAGCAGGCAACGCTGCTTCGGCACCCATTTGAGCCACGTTGAGTGTCTCTAAGAAGTTCTGTTCTTCTTCACTGAAGTCAGATTCCCAATTGATGTCGGCTTCTGCCCACTCTTCTTGGAGAATGGAGCGAGCCTCTTGTGGTGTGAGGATAAAGTCGTTAATCGCCATGCCAAGTGTTTGCATGATTCGACTAATCCGTTCGGCTTTGTCAAGTTCAGAGAGTTTGAACAGTGGCCCCCAATCAACTGTAAAGTCAAGATCGTAGTCGTCGCCAGTGCGAGAGTCAACGAGACTAATTGCCTTTGACGCAAACCTCCGCATGTCGGGGGCAATGTCCCGCTGCCGCATCCGCTCAACTTTATTGAAGTAGTTTTTGATGTCAGTTTCGGAACCGCTGACAGTACCGCTCTGTGTGCCGAACAGTACGCTTTTTGTCATCTCAACAGAGGCACACACTTGCTCAAAAATCACATCAAAGTATTCTTCGGGTTGAAGTTGCCCATCTGTCTGGAAATCCTCAATCTCATAACCAGATGGTGTAATGAGTTCAGACTTTGCATTAAGATTAACCATGTTGTCATTGGCGTTGTCCCAATCGTCTTCATCGGCGTCTTTGGGAAGTTCAACATGGTACATCTTAGCCGCATATCGGAAAATGGTCTGCATAATAGACCAGTTACCTTTCTTTAGTCCCCGAAGTAGGTGATAGATAGACACAAGGACGCTATCTCCTTCCCAACGACCTAACGAATCGTCGTCCAAGTCTCCATCTACTTCATCATTAACAGTGTGATGAATAAACCGATTAGCGTGGTGGAACTTTACTTGCTCAAGTGTTTTAGAACTGTCAATCCACTCTGGCGGGCCAATAAGGTATCCAAGCGGTTCTTTATATGTTTCTGATTCAGAATCAGTGTCCATTACAATACCAGTAGGCCGAATCTCATACTGGTCGTACTCTAAGTCTTCAATCGGGTCAGCTTCCGCGCCCGCTGGAATAGCCCCGTGGCTCGTTTTGTACCGTGCCATGTCATCCAGTGTGATGGTTTCCATTTTCTTAATACCGTTAACCATCACACTGTCTTTTTCAGGGTCTTCCCATACTCCTTCCGAAGAATCGTTAAGGACAAAAAACGACAGTGAAAACCCATCACGACGTGCTTTCTTTTTTGCACGTTTGTAGTGGTCTTCCCACCCAATGTCATCTAAGAGTTGTGATGGGTCACGTTCGCCATCAGCAGTAATCTCGTACCCATTTTTAAATGAGTCTTCTACTGGTTTATTGACAATAGTTTTTCCGAGTGACGTTCGATACAGCCACCGCAATTCGTTGATGTGGGGGTCGCCCATTAACTGACGTGGATTAATCTCATCCGAAGAGTCGCCAGTTTGCGTCCCGACACCCGCTGTGCGTTGCTCTGATAGTTCAGAGTATGTGTTTGCCGACACCTCACTCAACTCAAACGAGGTTGTTGAGTCATTAGAAACGTCAACATCAAAATTGTCTGTCATATGTATTATCCTCTGTTATGTGTTCCAATCTTTTTGAGTGTCCGTCGAGAACCGAACTTCTCAGCGGCTATCCATAAGTAGACAAATGCTTGGAACGCATCATCATTACGGTCAGCCATTACCTTCAGTTTTTTCTTTCCATCTGACGTTTCTTTGCGGTCAGTGTAAGGAGCCGTCAGTTGGTCAATAACTTTCTGTTCAGTCCCTTCACGACCGTCAGAAAGGTCGGCTGCTGGAATGTCAATACGGCCAGCCTTAAAGTCACTCACCATGTTTTCAATCATGTGAGTGCGGGCCACAGTGCAGTACGAAGAGTCTTCAAACCCACTGTCTGAAAACTTTGGCTCGTCTTTGTCTTTAATATTTCCGTAAATGATTCCACAGACGTTATCGTATCCATCTGTGTTCCAGATGTTGTTTCCTTCTTGTAAATCTTCACGCTGCTTTGCACCATACCCCTCGTCTACGGCGATGCGGTCAGCCTCAAAGTCACGGATTTTCTCCTCAACTTTTTCAAGTTCTGCCTGTTTATTGAGGTCGGGGTCAACAAATTCAATGTCGCGGAGAACAATGGTGTAATCATCATCCATCTCGATGCGTTCACCCACGACAATGACTGTATCTGAAGCACCTTCAGCACTGCCGCCACCCCAATCTACGCCAACAACTACCGTGCTGTCCTCGTAGGTGCGTCGGCTCGCAAAGCCGTGTTCGGGGTCAAACGCCTCTTCAACGTGTTCATCAGCCAGCAGATCGTTTTCTGGCGTGTAGAACTCAGCAAGCACTTCGTTTTTGAACTTCTTTTCTGAGTATTTTTGACGTTTGAACTCAATCTTAGCGTCGTCGTGGAGTGGTGAAGAATACTGATCAATGTGCCAGCCCGTAACAGTGTAGCCCTCTATCTTGTCGATAGCAGACTGTTTGGTTTCAATCTCTGCTTCGAGGGCGGCTTGATCAACGTCATCGTTTTCACGAAGGTCTTTCAGTTGTGCAACTTCGTGGCGAAGTTCCTCACGTTGTTTTTCAAGTTCAGTTGGAATAAACTCGTCTGCATCAGACTGCTCAACCCACGCAAGTTCGTCATCATCCCACGTTTTTTGGTCTGACATTTTCCACAAATCGTGGAAAAATGAGTTACCCATTTTTGGTGTTCCAATAACAATAATTGTGGGGAAGTACGGAACTTGAGGTACAGATTGGTCAACTGCTTCGAGAAAAGTCGAAAACATTGACTCGTCTACATCTTGGAACTCGTCAATGATACCAAGATGTCCGTGTAGGCCACGAAGTGCGTCACCATCACCCCACGCAGATCGGGCTTTTACATCTGCCTCGACGTGGACGGTTTCTCCGTTGTCTTTTTCAAGTTGTCTCTCAAACTTCTGATGGCTAATGTTGTTTTTGCTACGGAGTTGTGCCATGCCACTGTTTTTGATAGCACCTTTAAATCTATCCATCACCTCACTGAACTGCTCTTGGCGTGGTGCAGTAATGTCAGCCTCAATCATCGGAAACTGACTAACTGACCAATCCGCAGCAGCAACAGCCGTCGTCGTCTTGAGACAGCCACGCGCAAAGTTAAGGATTACAATGTCACCCCAATTTTCTGGAACAAGCGGGCCATCGTCGTCGGCAAGATAATGGAGGTACTCATCGCCGTCATCGCCGTAGAAGTCGTACTCACGAGTGGGGTCATTCGGGTGTGTCCATGCGTTACGCATGTATAGCCGAATGTCATGTGGCAATCGACGCTTCAACTCCGATGGTGCGTTGTCCCAAAGCCCCATTGTTATTCTACTTCAATTTCAGCGGCTTCTTCTGACTCAAGATACTCGGAGAACTCACCAGCAACCTCTGAGGAGTCCTCAGCGGCGTCAGATTCCATTTCTTTTGGTTCCACGTCCAACGTGTAGTCATTGCGCTGGAACGTCACAATGCCGCCGTCATCGTCGTCTAAGGTAACGCCACCATTCTTGAGATGTTCTTTAATGTCTTTGGCAACTCGTGACAGTGGTAGATGAAGATGGTGTTCGTCAGCACCATAAAGGGTGTCAGTAATCTGACCTTCCATACCCTCAGACGCTTCGAGTGTCTTTTTCTCCATTCCTTCAGTGAAAATAGCCTCTTGCATATTTTGCTGCATCACCTCTTTCAGTGCAGCAGTCCAAAGCTCGTTTGCTTGGACGGACAGTGAATCGTTCTGTGGGATTGGTAGTTCAACACCAATCTCACTCTGCTCAATAAGATCAGATTCGTCAGTCTCGATAATTCGTTGCTCAGTAGTGAGGTCAAACTCGTGGTCAGACATCTCGAATAGACCACCAACCATCTCTACTGCAAAGAGGAACTTTGCTGGATCGAGTTTCTCAGCAAAGTTGATGTAGTTCGTTGCGAAGTAGCCGTGTTTGAAAAGTTCGTGTGCTTGTTCCATAAGTTGTTCAGCGCATTTGTGGTGTCTACAGTAGTCAGAACCGTCGTCAACAAACGTTTTTTCGGGCATCATCGTACAGTAACGAACCTGTCCATATCGCTCCATGTGGTATTTGACAGGCCACCCACATCTGTCATCTACAGGTTCGTCGCTGCCCCGCATTGGTTCAACTTGGAACTCTCCGTGTGGGCCAGTTCCGTAAATTTTGCCATCGCTCTCAAAAAGTGTCACATCATCTGGAATAGAGTCAGCGACTTGCTCTCGCAGTTCTTCTTGTGTTTTATCAGACATATGAATGTAGCGTAAAAACGGGTGTGCAGAGGCGGAGCATCGTCGGCTGCTTCCCACACAACTGACGAAGCGAAGCAGCGTTCACTGTGGAACTACTGCTTCGTATTTTTAGTAGTGGGTCGTTTCGCGTTATAAAATGTTATGGCATACGGTCACGGGTCAGTTCTCGAAGGCGGCGCATAGTGTCTTTGTCTGGCTTACCGTCTTCGTGTGTGATTTCTACGTCGGCCATCAAATTTTCAAACCCATCTTCATCCTCAATAAACCGACCCTGTTCCCGTGCCACGACGTTAATCACTGCAAGAATAATCTGCTCGCTTGCATATGGGCCATAGCTACGGAGATCAAACACATCAATAACAAGATGTTTAATACGTTCTTTCTGTGAGGCTGCCATATCCAACTGTGATGCAAACGAGTCAATCCAGCGGCGTTGGTCTTCTATGCGGTTTTGTGCGCTTCTGTCTTTGTATTTTGATGAGTTTTGATGCTCACCCTCTTGGAGTCGAAGAATCCGCTTGAGGTCTTTCTTACGCCTCTGTGATACATCTAAGTCATCAACGTCAGACGCATAGTAGGTTGTGTGTGTTCCAGCACGTTTGTCTTTACTCGACCACTCAGATGTGACCATTTCATCTCCTATTTCGCTGCGGCTTCCACCGCCTTTTCCTCGATACAATAGTTCTTCTTCTACCATTGTGCTACTTGATACTATGAGCCACAGTTATTTAAATGTTTGGACACATTACTGCGGTGGGGCATAGTTGGTTCAGTATCGCACCACCCCGCTCCCCGTTTTTAGGGATACACAAAACCCCAACTGAGCAACTCATCACTAAACCAACACATCCCAACACTTATCTGTTAATAACTACTAATCATATGTATGTCGCTTGCAGAAGGTCGGTTTTGGCAGCGGCGTGAAAAGTACCACGACTTTGTTGAGAACTACGAGCGTAATATTTCTGTGACGCATCCCGATTTTGTCTCGTGTAATATACTCCGAGACAGACAGTGTTCATATTGTGCCAGAGCAGTAGTCAACTACGATGAACCAACATGGCCGTAATTGTTAAGTACGTACAGCATCTATACTATAGTAGAAGGGATGTGTTGTGTGGACTGAAATACTAACAGAAGATGTTGGAGTCACGCACGTTAACGGACACCACGTTGTTTTCGGGCTGTCAGACAACGTTGAAGAGCATCAAGTCCGTGCCGCAAAAGAGGCACTTGAATGGCGTCAAGTGTTTGAGTTTCAACAGAATCAATTAGAACGACTTACAGAAGAGATTGAAAAACAGCAACGTATGATGGATGTCCTCAAAGACGCTGGATATGACGAATCACTAATGTATGAGCCAACGTATTCGACTTGGTAACGTTTATAACCACGACGAGTATGGTGAAGTGTTAACAGTTAACAGAGACGAACTGAATAATGTCTGGTTTCGGAAAGTAACTGGCCGAGATAACGCGGGTGTCGTTTCAACATCGTCGGATATATTTGACGAACCATACAAAGAGTTCTTGGGTTCTGTCACGATGTTAGACTATCCAGACGATTGGGAGTCCAAGCGAGAGGCAATTAAAAAGCGAGACAATTACCAATGTCGAAGTTGTGGTGCTGATAACAGACAGCTACACGTTCATCACATTGTTCCGCTTGGAGCAGGCGGCTCGAATGCAAAGAGCAACCTCATAACGCTCTGTGAGGACTGTCATGGAATTGTTCACAGTGGAGTAACATGAGCAATAAATATACACAAAAATGTGACGGTTGTGGCGTAGAGGCAAAAATATACAATACTGACGTGTATAAGGTAGTAAAAGCGTCCGTGGAAGATCAGTGGGGTCTTTATAAGTGCAAATCGTGTGGTGAAGAGTTTAGTAAAGTTTTGTGAACCCTAAAGGCTGTCCACAATGCGATTGTGAGTTGATTAAGCGGCACTGCAAACTTGTGTGCCCGCAACACGGCGTTGTCTATGATTGCTCCGACCCATTTCGGTAGTGGGGTCATGTAGGTTAACTGACATCACGTTGTTGCGAGTTTGCGAACACTTTTACAAACGTATTGTCTTTTTGCAACTACGTGACCTCCTAATAGAAAATTTGGCCGTAAATTTGAGTCAAAACTGTCTCACAAAAATAATAATTTTTACTGTGGTGGTGGGGTCGGCGCATATATAATATATTGTTTTCAAACACAGAGCAGGCATTTATGCACCCCTACCACCTGTATAAAATCTGACCAATCTACCTACTTTCGACGGGAGGCACCAACTACATATTATAAAACTCACATGTTAGATCGATAAGCCACTGTGGGGCTCTTACTGCTTTTTGTACAAATCTGTCATCTTCAAACCCATCATAATACGACACTGCCGCCCTTTGCCCTACTATTTCTGTAAATAGTAAACTATGTGCCTCTTTTGGATAGTGGTCTTTCACATGTGACCACTTTTGTAGTTCACCTCTCATTGAAAAGTCACAGTCTGCTGATAGGTGTCCCCAGTAATCATGCACTGCTCGGCCTTTGATGTTTTGCTGTTTTGACATGAACTTAGGATCGGAACCACCATTGAAAACTCTTAGTTTACCTTCACGTTCGACTGTCTCTTTCATGTCAATGTAGGAATCATATGGGTCGTCCGACTGAAATATCACTTCAATGGGAATTAGATCGAACCATGCTTCATTGATGGTAGCTATTTGATTGTATGCGGTCTGTATGTCGTCAGACTGCTGTTTTGGCTGTCTGTCGTACCACTTGCCCACAACCCTCTTGATGTCTGTGTTTGTCCATGTCATTGTTCTACCCAATTGTGGTCTTTTTCAATGGTGTATTCCCACCCATTAGCTTCCCGCGTTTCGGTATTTTCTTCACACGTTACATCTCGAATTTTCATAATGTTGGCATCAGAGTATGTGGCTTCAATACCACAGTGTTCACATTTTAAACTCATTGTTATGATCAGTGTAGCTGGTTATTTATCGTGATTGAGTCGCATAGTTTTCAGCTAATCACGACGACTGTATTTCTTGTGTCTTACGTACTACGTCGGCCTTTGGAGCCTTGTGTGGCGATACTACTACGGTTTATATCTAAGTCTCACGTTCGGGGCTTATGCGTGTTATGCGGCCTTTGTGAGTCTCTTAGTGCGTTAGTGGTTCAACCCGTACCCACTACGTACCAGACTTGATTCAAACACTACGGCGTTTCAAGGTTGTAGGGTGTCGGTAAAACCCTCGTAGTGTGGTCGAACATGATTCGGCGTTAGGTGCCTACTACGTGCTTTACTTGAGGCTCCACCTACATAAGTGTTTATACTTAGGTGCTATGTAATGAACAATAATGAAGAATAGGATCGACAAAAAAAATGATGCTTGAGTTATTTTTCTTTAGCTAACTTTGCGATTTCGTCCATGAACACGTACCCAATAAATTTACCATCTTCTCTCACTTCAATGACACAACCGCCGTTCTCTTGTATCAATTCGACTTCCGAAGCTGGATCAGTGTAATCGTATTGGATAGTCGTTTTGTTGCTTGACATTGCGATTAGACTGTTATTCCGTATTGTATTAAAGGTTAGGGTTACTGCAAAACTGGCGTTTACTCAGCTACGTAACTCAGTTAATTTACTCAGCTACGTAACCGAGTTAATTCGAGGATCGACAACCTTCATTATTGTTCATTATGATTCGGAGATCACTATTCTTCATTATCTATAATGACATACCCATCATACCGTATTACCACTGTGCATAACGCGGGTGTGTGCATACCCAAACGCCCTAATCTAAATTTTGGCGATTTTACATTAACTCCTAACCCACATATGCGCCCTAATGGGGATTTTTGGCTTTTGATGTACAAATGTGTACATTATCTCACGTAAGTCATGGCGGTTTAGTGAGGTTAGTGGGTATTACTACAGGTAATTTTTGTCGGCATAACCGATTAACCCCATTTACTAACCGAATTACCCCATTGAAGTATTACGTAAGTGGCATATCCCACCCAACTAAACCGCCTAACAACTATCTGGAGCTATTCACAAAACAGTATGAAAACTAACACTATTCAATCAAAACTCGGATCGACAAAACAGTAAATAGTGTTTTCTATCTATCTGATATGATTCAATGTGTTATCAGATAAACACCTATAGCACTACCAAATAGGTGAAGCCCCATTACTGATATGCCACACATAGCCTTAGAATACGTGCTAAGAGATTCTATCTATCTGTAAGTGGTTTCCACCGTATTGAATCAAAAACCGCTTATGACGTAATCTGACGCGACTGAGAGCAAATAACTCACAGTAATGTCGTGGTTTCACTCTGAAACCACTACCGAAAGATTTTCTGTGAAAATCTAAGAATCTACTACCAAAAAAAAAGT